TGGTCTCTCAGCGGGATCGGCAACGGAGCGACTGATGTAAAGCGATATGCTGTCATGCTGTGCCTTCAATCGACTGCCCATAGACAGAGGTCAGCCGCACCACTGTCAGTCGGTATTGGCCGCGAGCGATCACGCCGTTCTTCAAGGTGAGCAGCACAGTGTTTGCAAAGGTGAGGTCGCTCGGCGTCACCTTCTTGACGAAGATGGTGCGCGCTCGTCCGTATCGAACTGTGATCACGTAATTGGAGGGGTCGTACACGTTTTGGTCAACGACAATGGCCTGACTGAACGTGACGAGCAGATGTCCAAAATCAATCGCTTCGACACTCTTGATGCCGAACGATGAGATTGGCGCGACTGCTTTGCCATATGCCTCTTGTCCGTATGCCATTGCTTAGTGTCCGTAAATCGAAGGGATCGAGGTTGGAAGGACAGGGATGTATGGCGCAAGTGATGCGGTTGCCTGCACCGTACCTGTCGCGCTGCAAGTTCCCTCCATGTTCAGTGTAAACTGCGCAGTTGCTACCGCGCTCCCGAGCGCGCTGCAGCTCCCGCCAAGAGGTATCTCTCGCGCCAGCGAGCCCGACACGTCACCAACCGCCTCACAGCTACCAGCGAGGCTCCCGTTGAAAAGGTCAAGTGTACCAGCGACTGTGGCGACAGCATCACAGGTGCCCGCCATGTTCTCGTTGAACAGCTCAATGGTGCCGCTAACTGTGGCTGAGCCGGCGCATGCTCCACCAGCTTCGTAGTCTACAGCTAGTCCGCCAACTGCAGACCCTGTGGCAGAGCATGTGCCCCCAATCTCGGTCGGCGCGTTGCTGGCGGTCTCCACGCCAAACGTGATGACGCCATCTTGGTCCTGCCCCTTGGTCGTGCCGTTGTCGTACTCGACGACGAAGAGTACCTGGAACGTCGCCATCGCTTAGTCCCTCGGGCGTATCGGTAGCATGTTGAACGTTGCGACAATGCCTTTGAAGTACACAGGGGAGTGCTTCAACAGCGTCATCGGCGTTGTGTCGGCGCTTGCATCTGTTGGCAGAACGATCTTGCCATCCTGGTCCTGACCAGTGGTGACACTGTTGTCGTACTGCACCGCAAATAGCACGTTAAACGTCGCCATCGCTTACTCGCGCGGCCCCATTGCACCCGTGAACGAACCGGCCGCCTGCGCAAAGAGCACCATGTACGTCTTTGTCCCGTCGTCCATGATGTCCTCGTTCACCTGCGAGCCCCATCCCGTGCAGATCCAGTGGTAGAGATAGCCGATGAAACCTTTGTGAAGTGAGCTGGCGCCGTTCGTGGACGCAGAGAACATACCGGGGACGTACTCGTTCGTGGACATGCTCGGCGTCGCCAGGGAGCCAAGCACGAGAACATCCACAGTAACGGGAAGGCCGTTTGCTTGGTAAAAGCCGTCCTGAGCCACAGGCATCTTGCCTGCCATTGTGTTCGGGCCTTCGACCTGTGTGGAGATCACCGGGAGCACGTTCTCTCCAATAATCGCCCCAGTGTCATACGCCAGCGTGGTGTTGCCTGTGAATGTGATGCTGCCCGACGCAATGCTCTGAATCACCATCTTTTCAGAGTTGGATGCGTTCGCCGAGCCGCTCGTGTGGTTGTAGTTGATGATCTGCACCCATTGGCCGACCTTCAGCTTTGCCGTCATGTCGCTTGCGACGTTCATTGTCGCGACACCCGCCGAGTAGCCCTGCGTGGTCTTCGTCATGCCCGCCTTGTTTGCGGGAAGCGCGCGGCGAACAAAGCCCGCGTACCATTTTTTGTACGTGCCACCAATGTTGTTGCAGAACGTGACTGCAAACTCGTTTACGCGAATCCAATATGCGAACGCGCCAGACTGCTGGAAGTTTTGCGAGTCCACGCCCGCGTTCATGCCGACATGCGTGGTGGCGTCCCAGTCGGTATAGACGTTGAATCCCCATACCGGGTTCGTTGCCATCCTGACTCGAATGAACGCGCAGTTGAGCGCCGTTGCGTCGAGCGGAGAGCTTTTGAACACAACGTCGCGAGCCCCAGTCGTGTTGCTGATAACGTCGTGTTCGGTCCAACCGTTCGCCAGCATGGCAGTGCGCAGTGCCAGGTAAAACTGGTCAGGAGTGCCCGATCCTGTTGAGTAAGCCGCGGTCATGTTCGCTCCTTACGCTTGCGAGACGACGAGAGTGCCAATCGGGAACTTGAGTGTGTCGCCGGATGCGGGCGTCTTGGTGCTCGTCAGCGGACCCCAGAAGATCGGCACGCCGCCTGAGAGAGCAGAGAAGATGCCAAACCACCCAACCGTGCCCCACGAGCCGGTAGCTTGGTCAAACACGACGAGGCTGCCGTTGCTCTTCGACCCGGCTGACGCCGCGGGCCACATGGTGGCATCGTTGTTCAGCGGCCCCTTGCGTGCATAGCCGTTGCCAACGGGCTCAACGAAGTTGCCTCCGACGTTCGTGGGCAAGGACGTGGAGAGCCCAATGTAGAACGTCGTTGGATTCAGCGTCATCGCCGCTCGACTCAAGAGGTGGTCCAGAATCTCGTTATCCAATGCCTGCGTGAAACCCATATGATTCTCCTTAGCCTACCTTGAGTAGAGTCAGTGCCCGTTTGTGTACCGTCGCAGTGGCAGCACTTGTGCGCCACTTGATCTCTATTGCCTGTGCCGCTGCAACACCCGTGAGCAGGTACGTCAGCACGAGAGGTGAACGCAACGCGCCTGGGATGATTGCGCGTTCACTGTTCGCGACCTGAACGCTGTTCACATAAAGCGAGATCGTGACCGTGTCGGTCGGTGAGCTGTGATCGGCGTCTGCCGAAAAGCTCGCAAAGTAATCACCAGCGCCTGGCGTGAGCGTCATCCCCGTCATCAGCACGTCGGTCGCCGATGCAGTGGTAGCGTCGGTGCCGGCCGTAGCTTGGCTTGCACCGACGCTCACTGCGTGCGTGTGGTCAGAGCGCGCCAGCGTCGTTGCTGCGCCCTCTGCGTTCGTGGTGCTCGTGCTGACAGAAGCCGCCGCGGCGGTGCTCACATCGTGTTTGTGATCGGCACGCGCTGGCTCACCCGATGTGCCAATTGCTGCTGCTGCTTTGGTTACGTCAACCGGAGCTGTGTTGCTCTGGTGTGCGTGATCAGAGCGCGCCAGCGTCGTTGCTGAACCGTCTGCTGAAGCAGTAGCGACGCCCGTTGCCGCAGGGGCTGCAGTGGTCACGTCATGTTTGTGGTCTGCTCGCGCGACGTTGAAGCTGCTCCCCGCGCTTGCCGTGTCTTTGGTGACATCTGCGGGTGCTGCCGGGGACGCCAGGCTGTGTGTGTGGTCAGAGCGCGCCAACGATGAAGCAGAGCCCTCTGCCGCGGAAGCACCCACCACAATGGCGCCTGCTGCTGCAGTGCTCACGTCGTGTTTGTGGTCTGAACGCGACGGCGTAGTAGCTACACCAACAGCGGCAGCATCGCCAGCGGTGACGTTGGTCGGGTCCACAAGAGACGCTGCGAAACCATGCAAGTGGTCTGCACGCGCAAGAGAAGAGGAAGAGCCAGCGCTAGCCACATCGTCCAGGGCAATCGCCCCCACGATTGCAGTGCTCACATCATGCTTATGGTCGGCACGCGCAGCTTCTGTCGAGGCACCAACAACGCTGGCTGCTGCTGTAACAGCAGCGGGCGGCGAGCTGGTGATTGGGGCGGCGTTCGTCGGAAGGTTGTTGAGCTTCAACTGTGACGCGCTAGAGATGAACCCGTTGGCGAAGGCCGTTGCTACAGCGTGTGCAGCTGGGTCCGTAAGTGATCCATGCGTGTGTGCATGATCGATGCGCGCCAGCTTTGGAGACGTGCCACCGGACGCTGTGTCATTGAGCGGGACCACGTCTCCAGAACTTCCCGTGTTCACGGCGTGCTGGTGGTCCGAGCGCGCAGCGTACCCGTCAGCTCCTGCGGACCCAGTGTCAGCCGCATCAATTTGTGAAGGCGTCGTGTTTGCCAAAGAGCTTGCAACGGTACTCTCGGGTGCAAAAAAGAAGCGCCCAGGATTCGCAAGCGTGAACACCTTGCCAATGGCGACAGGCAACGTGCCAGCAGTGAGGGAGACCCCGCCTGCAGTGTCGCTCAAGTAAACAGGTGCGCCGAACGAGGACGCGCTGGTGTTGAACGTCGAAACGACCTCGGTGAGTCCGAGGGTCATGAGCGCTACAGGCTCACCCGCGACAGCGGAGTTTAGCGCCCACATGACGTTGCGGCTGGAGCCCATTGCGAGTGCGGACGCAGGGCGCACCGTCATGAGCGAATCGCCGTTCGCCAGAACGCCAATAGAATCAGCGTAGACTGGGCCGATGCTGATCGTGTCAGCGGCGATAGCGGTGAGCTTGTGGGATTGGCGTTGGTCGCGCTCCAGCTTGGCGAAATCCCGGTTGACCGTCAGCGCCCAACCCTTTTCAGGGCTTGCTTGGTAGGTCTCACCGGCAGCGGGAACACGCAGTCCAGTGTGCTGTGAAAGAATGGCGGCGTACTGTACGTCCTGCAGAGTACCGTTTACGGTTAACTTAAATAGGTACGTCCCCTCTTTGTCGAGGGTGATGGTGGCAGTGTTGGACGTAAACCCAGAGAAGGAGCTGACGGCAAGAGACCCTTCTGGTGCGTCGGCCAGCTCCCACAGCCAGGAAGTGGCACCAGTGTTGTCACCATTCGTGAGCGTGATGGACGCGCCAATGAGGAGGTCTTCGCGACTCCCGAATGAACCGTTTACTTTTATCTGCGCGCTGGCCATCTATTTCACCACTATGAGATAGTTATAAGAGCAAGGCTTGTACGAGCAAGTTCGCCATCGAGAACGATCCTGTTTGACGTTGGTGAGATCATGCGCGTGTCTGCCGCACCGTTCTCTTGTGCAATGCGGATGATCTCAGAGACCACAACGTCATCGCCAATTCCGAGGTTGTTCACATAGCCCATGATGGCCCGCTTGATAGGCGTGTACAACGTTTCTTCAGCAACACCGGGTGGCGCTGTGATTCCGAGTGAGAGCACGACGTTGAGAATCTGTGGCGTTGTCACCTGCACGCGTGCGCCAGCACCCTTCACACCCGGGTAGTTGTACGGGTCGCTCGGCACGCCGTTGACCACGCGCTGCACCTCTTGAATGAGGCCACCGTAGTATTGGTACGCGGGCGCTCCGACAATGGGGAGGTTGGGGTAGTTCTCGCGCATGGCAATCACACCCTCGGCGTTGTTGTTTGGCACCGACGACAGCGCGATCCCGAGAAACTGGATGTTCCCCGTTGTGTAATCCACAGACAAGCTCTCTTGGTCCAGCACGTTGGTGCCATTCAAGTCCACGATGAAGTAGTTCTCGCCTGCGATTGGCGTGACGGGCGGACCATCGAGGTCCACAGAAGACCCTCCCGTCGCACCCATGATCTTGAACACGTTCTTGTTCGAGTCTACGAGAAAGTGTGGCGTCGCCGCCAATGAAGATGCGAACACGGCACCAGCGTGCGTCAGTGTGTTTCCCACGACAGTAATCGTCGGGACACCCGCTGTCTGAGCGCCACTCAGGATGCTTCGAAAGATACGCAGCGTGCCATCCAAGATCGGGTAGTTGACGACCTTGCCACGCGATTGTCCGGGCTCAGCCTTCTGGATGATGACCTCGGGCGTGTCCACGCGAATCGTCGGCGGGATGAACCCTGCGCCGTCGTCGATGTAAAGGACGGAAGGGTCGCCAGGCATCACTGGTTCAACGAGCTGCGCTGAGACTACACGCTGGCCCGACGCGAGCTTTACCTTGGCCGCGGCTGCCTCGATGGCAGGCTTGGTGCCCCCGTTCCACGTGGCGACAGTGTTCTTGATGCGTGCACGAAATTCATCGTCTGTTTCGCGGTCGCGGCCACCCGCAAGCGTCGAGGTGTTCGTGACGGTGGCAGTGGGGAATGGGAGAGATGCGAAGGTGCTGATGTAGCCATCCGCCACGTTCTTATCGAACCCGGGCAGCTTCGAGCGCACAGGAGCGACAACAGACGCTTCCCCATCGTAAAACGTAGCCGACGCCGTCGTCTCAAAGTCGATTTGAGAGCTGTCCACCGTTGCAGGCACCGACACTTTGGTCAGAGGAGGGACAAGACGATCAACGCCCTGCTGAGACAGGATCAGCGTGACCCCCGCCGCATGCGCGTAGATTGGGTACGTCGCCAGGTTGAATTGGTTAGGCCCAGTCTTGCTCGTGTACGTTACGGACTCCCGCAGACCAGACTCACGCTCGATAATCAGCTTACCCGTTGCCGGGAAATCGGCGAACAGCATGCCGGTGTCTGGCGTGACGAGCAGCGTGGCTGCGCCTATCGCGATAGACGACGTGAGCAGTCCACTCTTCTTGCGCGTCACCGTCGTGTCGCCAACCGTCACAAAGCCAGCACTCTGCGCGGCAGAGTAGCGTGGAGCCACCAACCCTGAGTAGTCCTTGGCCCGCTTGTCGAGGTCAGCCCCCGAAGCCAGGTCGATGCTGAAGAGGTCTTCCAAGCGCGCCAGCTGTACGTGCTGGTCAGCGTCTTGGAGAGCTGCAGCTTCGAGGATGGAGCGCACGACCGAGCCAACGTTGAAGTCCGTAATATCGCTCTCCGCACGGACGGTAGCGACCATGCGGTTGAGGATCTCGGGAAACAGTTTCAGCTCGACGGCCATCTCAAGTTGCTCCGCTAATCGTCTGAGTCACGCCACCCATGCTCAGCTCTATTTCGCCTGTAAAGTTTACGACATCCTTGACGGCAGAGTAACTGAGCCGACGTATAGCTCTAATGCGTGGGTCAGACAATAGCGTGCGTCGAGCGTTTACGCTTAGCTCGGCCAGGCTCTGCTGGTCTGCACGGCGGCCAGGCTGCGCCTTGATTCCAAAGAAATTGTGCGCCACCAGAGTCCCCTGCTCCGTGCCGAATTTGCTGTCTACAGCCTGCTGAACATTTGCGAAGCCACGGATCTTCTGTAAGTCACCCGTTGCAACCTTCGCGAGGTCTTTGTCCTGCGTCAGCGCTATGTCAATTCCCAGAGCCGCTAGCGCAGGGTTTGTCACAGTGGTTCGAGTTACAGGGCGAATCACGTAAATTGTTGACCTGTCTGCCGGCACCGCCAGTGGCGTTTGAAACGTGAGAACGTTCTCTGTGTTGCTGGCGATCAAAGCAACCTGCCCGGCCCCTGTGCCCGAGAGGAACTCACAGACGAACCCCTTCCAGCGGTCAATTAGCCAGCCCTCAAGGAGCGCGGTGAGGTCCGCAACCAGCAGGTCAAAGGTGCCGTCCGTCGCTTGCCCCACCTGTGTGTCAGGCTTGCTTCCTGGTGGCTCGTCGGGTGGCTGCACTGCCTGCTGCTTCTCGGGGGAGGTCGCCTGAGACGGGCATTTCACAGCGTCTCCAGGGCAGCATGTGTTTGGTAGGCGCTCACTATCGTTAGGCGAGACGTAAGGAGCCATGAAGTTGTTGAGGACAACGATCTCTAAGAAGCGCGCTGCGTCCCCGAGCACGCGCGCAGCAAACATCTGCAACGTCTCTCCGAAGAGCAGGACGAAGCTCTGCGTCGTGACTTGAGAGCTACCAGCGCTGGTGATGTCTGCAGCTTCCGATTCAGAACCACGGATTGTACCCTCCGGGGCAGGGAAGCGGGCGAGCAACTTCGTGTATCCATCCGTCATTGAACTCTTGAACAGGTCCGTCTCTGCCGCAAATATGTTGCAGGACTGCCGCAGGTCCAGCACTGCCGCAACCGTTTCTGTGGTGAGCGTGAAGCCAATTTCGTAGGCGACATCGAGCACTTGTGCCCAGGCGCGTGCGGTGGCCACAACGACGCTCTGTGGCAGCTGAACAGCATCGAGCGTCGCGTTTACGAAACTATCCACCGCGGCGTAAACCGAATCCATGAGGTGCAGCGCGGTCTCAACAACAGCGCGAACTGCAGCCACCATAGTGTTGATGAGCGCCTTCACCTGATTGATCAAGCGGGCCACCTTAGCCAACCACTTTCTTGCGGCTGCGATGCCTGCGAGCACCTTACCGAATTTGGTTGTCGTCGGCAGAATCGGGTCATTCCAATCCACGAGAGCCTTGTCGAGCACCTCGATGAACTTCATAGGGATGCTGTACTCGTAGTTCAGAGGTTTGCTCTTGTCGCGCGTCGTCCTGAAGTCGAGAGGTTCCACCACGAAGTATTCTTCGTCTTTGTGGTTTACCCAAACGAAGCGCAAGTTGCTCGCCACATCTCGGCTCTCAGTGCGCAGCTGGTTCTGGTAGCCCCTGTAGAAGTTACGCAACTCGTGAAATTTGGCGTACCCCGAAACTGGGAAGAGGTGGCCCGCCACCTCTTCGTTTTCATGAAAACGAAAGCGCTGATCAAATTCGCGGCTTTGCGCAATGGCTCGCTTGTAGGGCATGTATCCCGTGGTGCCACTGACAGTAATGTCCTTGAACAGGTTGCCCCGGCGCTCTAGGTACTTGCCGCCACCCTGCATTGCTTGAATGGTCGAGGCTGCGGGTTCCGACATTTGGATCGACTGTGGATTGGGATACAAGTAGATCGAGTCAACCAAGCGCTTAGACGCAACGTTGATAACCCAAAACCCATAGTAGTTGTTTGGCCCCTTGTTGTTCGCGTCACCTGTATAGCGAAGAAAATCTTTTTGGCTGATGCCCTCCAGATCAACTGTGTCTGGGTAACCGCCCGTAGGTGCTGGCCCTGCTTTCTTTCTCATGGTGCCACCTTTGTACTCTTGATCCAGTCAGAGAGCCAATCGTCAGGGTCTTCTACCTTGTCCGCAGCACCAAGGGTGCCGGTAACGGAGCCGCCAGACGTGCCCGAATCCTTCAACCCAGAGATGTCGTGCGTGTGTTCACTCCACGCAGTAATCATCTTGCCGAGGAAAGTCTTCAGCTTGCCGCCCAGCGGGAGCGGCTCGCCATCAGGAGCACCAAAGTCGATCTTCCATGACCCACCCGTGTTGTTGATGCAAAAAACAGGCGTTGTGCCATCACTCTTGAGCACCGTGAGCTTTTTCTTGTCTGAAACCGCGTCGTCATCCGTGTGCTTGCCGAGGATGATAGAGACGTTGCCGCTCTCATCGACCATCACTTTTGTGCCATTGGTGATGGTCGTGCGTGCAGTCTTACCCTTCGTGAAATTCTTCTGTTTGATCTCCGTGGCCGCTTTCGCGGGGTTCTTCGCACGCACAGGATTGCGGTCGTGCGCCCAGCGCCCGATGATTACCGGACGTGTCCACATAGCCTGTATGAACGCAATGACAACAACATCACCGTCTGACCGTTGAGGGGGCAGCTTGCCGTCGCTTCCGAACGCCGTGCCGCTCGGGTCTGCGGGCTTGCTGGCGACTTTCAAAATCTCCTCTGTGCCATCGCCGTAGTAGTTGAAACCTTGAGCGACGGGGACGTTTTTGAGGTGTGGCAGGCCGTTCAACAGTGGGCGAATCTCGTACTCGACGCCGCACTTGTGTTGGCTCTCCTCTTCGTCGGGGTACACGATGCCAACGACCACACCGAGGATTGGGTATGTCATGTTCCCCTCGGGGCACATGCGATAGGCCGGCGACTCCAGCAAAGATGATTGATGCGTCGTCACTGCGGACCCCCACCATAAAGCGAAGAGATCAGACCTATGCCACCGGCAATGATCTCATCCTTGGCCTCGATGCGCGCAGGCTGCAGGCGACCGCGGGATACGTGTACCGTTGTAGACGCCTTATTCGGGTACGACCATTGGTGCTGGTAGCTCTCGATGATGAAGCTGTACTGGTCAGCCCCGTCAGCGTAGTCAAGCCGCTGCGTCAGACGAAGGTCTGGGCGCAAGCGCGAGACGATGGAGCCACTGTACAGCTCTTCTGCGTTCCAGTACCATTCTAGGAACTGATCCGTGCACTGCTGCAAACCGGGAATGATGTCACCTTCGGCGTTGAACATCGTGTCACGGTCGAGGCGCTTGAGCCCGTGCTTCTGGATGCTGTCTTTATTGTAGTACCCGAGATGCGTCACAGCTGCGACGTTCGTGGTTACTGGGCTGTTCGAGACAGAGCTGTCCACGCGTATCCAGTTTTTGATCTCGTGTGAGGATAGCCCAAGGCTGTCCTGAAACGTCTCGTTTATGTCAAACTTGATGCTGGGCAACGCATCAAAATCTGCAGCGGAAAACGGGTGTGGGCGCAGCCAGAGTGTCGGCTTTGGTTTGGTTCCGCCAGCAGGCACGATCATTTCGACGAACAGCCGGTTGAAGTCCAAGTTCGCAAGATGCTGAATGAGCGACCACATCGACTGCGACAGGTTAGGTAGCGCAGAGATCGTGACCTTCAGCTCGTCCTTCAGCTTGCCATCGCTGCTTTTTATGCTGCTGTCCAGGTCAAGCACAAAAGCACCGCTTCCGTCCTGATTGTAGAAGCGCCCGCCGTCTGGCAACTGAAACTGCCCCGCAAATGAGTGCGCCAGCGCTGCCGTTGTCTCCGTAGGTCCGAAGTACGTGGCGAATACACGCTCGACTGCACCAGCAGCGGTCTCATTGATGCGGTCTGTGAAGTTCGACTGCACACCGTCCATAAAGGACAAGCCGTCCAAATCCCGCGTCAGCTTCGGATCAGCAACAGGGTCTGTCTCCAGAAGCACCTTTCCAAGATCGCGACCCGCCACACTGATGGTTGTAGATGTTGCGCCTGTGCCTGGCTGCACCTGCCGCGACCGTTGAATGGTATCGACCAGCCCCGTCATCGCAAGGACTTCGCCGCCATCACGTCCGTTGTCGAGATAGATGTTAACCCAGTCGTCGGGACGAATGATCTTGAGCCAGTCGTGCGTGTGCGGAAGCAGCTCCAAAGAGAAGTGCCCACTTGCTTCGCCAGCCGCCTTACTGAGGGAGCAGGAGATCACCTCCTGCGTCTTGGAAAAGTACGTCGCCGACCCCTTGGTCTTCGTAGGTTGCGTCGTCAACTCGATGCGGCATGTCGAGTTTTGGTAGTAGATGCCTGACTTGTTGTTTTCGTACGCCATTATCGTGCCGGCACTGCGCCATTTGAAGAAGGCTTCTTCGTCGTTGGGCCTTTATCACCAGGCCCACGAAGGACGAGGTCGTCTATTGCAGCACTGAACTTCTTTATGACCTTGCCGAACTCATCAACGGTGTCGCCGTTTTTATCCGCGATCATCCGCTGCTTCTCGACGAACTCAGCCTGCACACGTGCTGCCTCGGCGGTAGCTTGCTCCTCCCTAACCTGATTGAGTATGTTATTGCTGCCGGTCTTTCCGGTGACAAAGTCTTTGGCACCACCAAAGGTATCAGAGATTGCCCTAGCGGACGCGACCGCCGCATCAATGGCCGTCTGCGTCGCTGTGGCGAAGCCGCTTACTGCATTGCCCAGCAAATCTGTGATCGTCTTCATGCTTGTTTGAAAGGACTCGCTTTCGAACATCTTCTCAAAGGTGTCCGCGGATTTTTTCTGGAAATCGTCGATTGGCGTCTTGAGATCCCCCATTCGCACAAGTTCGTCTTCTGTCTTCTTCGCGTTCTGCACATCTTTGTCAGACAGCGCTTTCGCGCTGAAGGGGCTCCGCATAATGCCTTCAGCCTCCTTCTGCTTCATGCCCATATTTTCCGCCATCTTCATGCGGGCTGTGCCTTCGTCGCCGCCTGTTACGCGACGGTACTCGGTCACGAGTTTGTTGAAGTAGGCAGGCGTCATGGTGCGGCCAGCCTCTTCCATGTTCATGGTGGCGTCTGCGTATGAGACTCCGGGGTTTCCCCACCCTGCTACCTTCAAAGCTATCGCGCGACCAAGCTCAGTCTTGCCGCCTGTTGCCGCTGCCTGCATGCCCTTGTATGCTCCGACACCCTGATCCCCTTTGAACCCCTTCTGCCCCAACTCAGTCAGTATCCCCATGACGTTGAGCTGGTCGCCCTTTTGCCCGAGACTGAAGCTGGACATGATCGCTGTCTGTGCGTTCAGAAATTCGGGGATGCGTGCTTTCGCGAGACCGGACTTGGTTCCCTGCTCCACGGCGAGCATGAGGAAGCGGCTCTGCTTCTCCCCTTCGCCCATGGCCTTACCATCAGCACCTAAAACTGTGCGGTCACGCCCAAACTTTGCAGCTGCACCAGCAAAGTTGATGGCTTCCTGGCCCATGCCAAGACGGCTCTGCATCAAGCCGATGCCCCTCATTGCTCCAGGCGCTGCGCCGTGTCGGGCCGCTTGCGCGCCCATCGCGGCAGACTGCTCGTAGTCCAAGCCAGCGTTCCATCCGATCTCCGTGGCTGCGTGATAGCGGCTGGTGCGGTTAGGCCCCTTGTCGCCAAGCTCGGTCCAAGCGCCTGCGTACTGCTTCGCCAGGTTGCGGCGCTGTTGGCCGACCTGCAACCCTTCGTTAATCGAGTAAGACCCGATGTCGAGAATAGACTTCGCCGCGCCACCGACGATACCCCCATTCATGAAGTTGTTCAGGATGCCATTGCCCATCCCTCCCGTGGTGATGCTCAGCGCGGATTGCAGCCCCTGCATCGCCGTGTTCTTCATCACGTCGCTGCGCATGGCGCTACGCTGCACGTCATTGTCGGTAATGCCTTTGCGCTCTAACTGCTGTCCTACCGCCGTGCCACGGCGGCCATACAGCCAACCGCCCCTTGCAGCCTCGTGTGGCTTCAGCCCTTGGGCTTCGCGCTCCTGCTCGCGGTTGAAGTCCTTCAGCAGCGTCTTGGCTTTCGCGTAGTGCTTCTTTTCCGTAAGCTCGCGCGCTCGCGCGTAGATGTCGTTCTGCTTCAGCAGGAACTTCGTCGCGTCCTCAGCCTCTTTGTTGGCGCGCTTGGAGCGCATTTTTGCTACGCGCTCCTCGACAGGATCGGTAGTGGTCTGTGCAATGCTCTTGTTGGTCTTGGCGGCGTCGGCAGCTCGGCGGACCTTCTCTTGCGTCGCGAGAGTCTGCGATTCGAGACCGGCCATAGCTTTCTGGACAGACTGCCCAAACAGCTTCTCGTCGATTGTTATTTTGAGCTTCGTATCTGCCATCTGCTACCTCACTACAAATGACCCGTCCGTAATCAATGGCGCTGGCTCAACCGCCTCAGTGGTTTTAACCACTACGCGCTTTGCAGGCTTCGGCGGGTCAACGGCATCGAGCAAGTCGCTCGTGTCTTCTCCCCGTGCCTCTCGCCTTGCGATCTCGTCCATCAAGGCGTCGCCGCTGCTCTCAAACTCGATGTCCTCATCTGCATCGCCGACATCGTCATCCCCGTCTACCGTGAAGCTCGGCTTCTTTTCGTAAACGTCTTCGTAGAACTCTAGCAGCAAATCCTCTTGTGTGTACGCCAAGTAGCGTGGATCGGTCGGTGGCAGATTGTACTTCTTGCTCCACCAACGAACCAGGAAGCGCGTTTGCATGCGCCTCTTGGCTTCACGCCTAATCTCCAGCTCCTTGTTTTGATACAGACTTGCGAAACGACGCCTCAAAAGCGAGGCACCTCCGGTAAACGGCCAGAATGAGATCCTCGTCGAACATCTCGGCTGGCTTGAACCACTCCGGTTTGTCGAGCAGCGCGTGCTGCAGGTAGGAGAACATGTGAAGCAACGTATCGGTGCCCGAGTCCACCTGCAGACTGCGGGCGAGCATCGCTTTTGTGACGCCAACCTGTGACTGCTCTCCAAGAGCCATGCGCTTGACGATGAAGTTGCCGGTCAGCTCTTCACCTGCGGGGCTCGTGTAGACCACGGAAAACATCTGCTGCTTTGCAAACTTTTTGGCAGGAACGACGTTTACAACAACCGTCCCTCCAATATCCGTGGTGTCTTCGAAGCGGGTTTTTTCAGCTGCGGGAGGCGCGACTTGTTCGACTTCCATAGAGGCTCCAGTTGGTTGTGATTGGCAGGTAAAGTAGGTTGGCAATGAAGATGCGTGAGCTATGGGGTCTCCCCCACCTTGGCTTGTAGCTTCTCGCGCTCTGCGAGTGTATCACCGAACTGCTTGTGCGTAGTCGCCTTTTCTTTGGCCTTGGCGCTGTGCTCCAGGTGCAGCTTTTTGCGCTCCGGGTCTTTCTCGGTTGCAGCGTGCTCTGCGTGAAGATTGCTGGCGTGCTGCCACCAATTGGCGGCGGCGTGGTAGTGGCGTGAGTGCGGGTGCTTCCCGCCGCGCGCGATCTTGTAGTGCTCGATCAACTGCGTGGCCTTCTTCGCCTGCTTCACAGCAGTGTTGACCTCTTCGTAACGGTCCTTGTGCGCCGTTGCTATAGCCTGCTGCTGCGTCTTCGCTGCAGCCTTCTGCTTCGCAACGTGCTCGCGCTTGGCAGTCTTCTGCGCTTCCTTGTGTGTCGCCTGCAGGCTCTCGTTCTTCTTGGCCACGTACGCGTGCTGCGTATGCTCGTCGAAGTGCTGCTTGGCTACGTGCGCGAGCCGCTGGTGGTTCTGGAGCGACTGCGTGGCAGCTTTGTGCTCTTCGGGTGTAGTGGCGTACTTCGCCTTGTGCTCTGCGTCTGATGCAGCAGCCACCGAAAGCTTGTGTGCATTGTGCCACAGGTTCGCAGCCTGCTCGTGCTTGTGCGACGGGACCGCGCCACCTGTCTTGATGGCGTGTACCCGTGTGGCTTTTGTGGCAGCGACGGCGGCAGTAATCGCCTCACCGTGGTCGTTTGACGCGTCCATAAGACGACCTCATCAGGTAACGGTGTCGTCGCCTTCTTCTCTGGCGCGGATTGCAACGAAGGTCAGGTTCTGCGCGACAATGCCGCGAGCCGTGACGGAGAAGTTGTACGTCTGTGCCTTCACGTCCTGCAACGTGATGAGGTGCGTCGAGAGCCGGTCGTAGAGCGACACGGTCATGACGCCCGAGGTCAGGATGTGCCCGACCTTCGGGTAGATGCCCATGTCGCGCACAGAGCCCGAGAGCCCCTGCTTGACGCCGTTGCCGGTCGCAACGTTGGCAGGCGTCTTCATCAGGGAGCTATTGTCCCAGATCGTGCTCTTGACGGTGCGGAAGATGCCGCACGAGATGGTGACACGGTAGCCAACAGGCACGTGCTCCATCACCTCGATGTTGTCGAGCACATCCACGGGCTCGTACATGATCTCTTCCGACACATCGACGTTGCTAGCGAAAGCGATCTTCTGGTCGTCAACCTTGAAGACGGCGCGGGCTCCGCTGAATACATTGGTTGCCATGTTATGGTCTCCTTGCCATCTTCAGGTAAACGGAAATTACTTGAGCTGCAGCTGGTCCATCGACGAGAACACTTGACCGTCTTCCGCCACGTACTCAACCGCACGGAATGAGTCGGTGACAGGGAAAGCCTTCTGGAAGGTCAGCTCTTGCGACTCTGACTTCTCAGTCTTGTTCTTCTTGTGCTCGTTGCCGCCGTGCCCGCGGTGATGGTCCACGAAGCCCGAGCCTTTCGGACCCGCATGCTTCTTGCCATGCTTGTTCTGCTTGGCAACGGTGTTGTCACCGCTCTTCTCCAAGTCATGACCACACTCGCTGCACTTGTCTTCGCTCTTGAAAAAATCGTTGAAATCCATGTCGTCACTCCTCAGTGATTTGTGGGCGTCTTCCGCCTGCATGCTGTGATTTACGGCGCGGCTTTGGTGATATTGATCGCTCTGCCGGTGTATCTGTGCGGCGTTGTTGTGGTAGGCAGCACCCTTCTTGTCACCTGCCTGATGGGCTTTCTCAGCCAGTGCCCCGTGCGTAGAAGCAGCCGTTGCATGACACGCTGAGGCGTTCAGATGATGTTGCATCTTGTCATGCGAGCTGACCTTATCGTCTTTCGAAGCCGCGTGTGCCGCCTTGCCTGCTTTGTGTGCTTGCAGCGTCAGGGTTGTTGCATCGGCAGGTTTGTCCGATTCTGCCTTCGCGAGGCTGCCGAAGCCGACGTATTCGGTCTGGCCACCAAAACCCCTGAAATCGTTGCCGCTCATTGTTGCGCTCCGTAGTACCACTGCCCGTTTTGGTTTACGTGAACATCATAGCCAGCGTCAACACAGCGAAGGGCTTTGCGTATACCGCTCATGGACTTGCCCTGAATCGAGTGGGCATGTGCACTGTCCGCGATCACCTTGCATAGCTCAGCGCGGCGCTCGTGCATGTCCACATGCTCTGGGCTCGTTGCGTGCATTTGCGCTGCCTCATGGCCACGTCGTGCAGCATCCGCCGCAACAGCAATGTGCATGTGGCTCACATCACCGCCACCCTTGCGCTGGTGATGCAGAGCAACCAGCTTCTTTTCCAGACTGCCCACCTTCGCGCGAGCTTTAAGGTACGCGTCGGAAACAGGCTTTTCGGACTTGTGCAGTCGCATTGATTTCTCCGTGGGCTCAGCAGCTTTCTTCTTTTCCATGAAGCGCTTGTAGTTCTCTTTTACCGCGGCAGCCCGAGCCACATGCTTCTCACGGATCTCTTCCGCGCCGAGCCGCTCGCGCTTTCGGCGCTTCGGCTTTTCGCTCTCTAGTTTTTTTCGCGTTTGCTCAGCGCCAACTGCGCGCGTTAGGGACACCTTGGCAGCGGCAGAGTACATGCTCGCCTTCTCTTTATGGTGTGCCTCCCCGTCCCAGTTTTCGTAGCGCGAGCGGTTCTGCGCTGCAGTTGCGTGCTCGTGCTCTTTGATTTTGGCGGTATGGTAGTCCGCCATATGTTTGTGCTCGGCGTGCCCCGTTTTGGCGTGGGCATCGAGATTGTATGCCACCTTTGCGGCGTGCATTTTGATCTCGACATCACGCGCGTGGTGCTCTTTATCCTCTGGGGTAAACGCGTGTGGATTAGGGGCCTTTCGCGAGCTGACCTTTGTCTCAGCAACATCACGGGGGTCGTACGCGCCTGTGGCTGGTTTGTGTCCAGCCTGCGGGGACGCGGGCTCATGACCACGCTCCTTGATATGTTCGAAGGAGACAAAGCGGCGGGCTTTCTCCAAACGAACACGATCAATGTAGGGGAGCGTCGTCATTCGCGATTACGCGGACAGCTGAGCCGGGACCAGGGTCACGGTGTTGAGGGTGAAGTTGATACCTGAGACTGGGCTCACAGTGACGCTGATGGCGACCGTGTCTGGCTTGCCTGGGACCGTGGCCACGACGAGGTTACGCCAAGCGTTGAGCCGCGTACCATCCGTGAGCACAGAGTCAACGATCTGCCCCTCGCGCTTGAGCACGTCGAGCTTGTTCGCGGCCGTTTGCTTGATGCCTTGAATCGTTGCGGGGTTCGCACGGCGACCCGTGTAGGTGTTCTCCAGCACGGTGCGCAGCTCGTAAGCCACGTTCTTCCAGCCCTGGACGACGCTCTCTTCGGTGTAGGCATCGTTGTCCGACCGGGTGTACGTTGTGATGCCCTTGACGAAGCGGAAGCCCTGGCCAGCCACCTGCTCTGCGAACATGACGCCCGCGAGGATCATCTCGGCGGCATCGAGTGCTGGGCTCCAGCTCGCATGTGTTTCGAGCCCGAAGAACTTGATGAACTTGTACGTCAGGGGCTCGCCAAGCTCGGCACCAGCGCGCATCGACGCGGCAGCAACTGCCTGCGCGTAGGCGGGGTACTTCGTCAGGCTGCCATCTTCGCCGAGGATGGTCGGATTCTGCACGCCGACCAAGCATGAGTCAGGGGAGTTGAGTATTTGTGCCGCGGCCTTGATGGTCGCCTTGTCGCCATACTTCGACAGGAAGGCTTGGCGTTCGCTCTTACCACCCGTGGACGAGTAGTATGAGCAGTGCGCGTCACATTGCGCGTTCACGGCATCCACTGTCGCTGTCGAGCCCAGGCCGTCAGCCGTAAGGTCGTACGCGATGAGCGGAGCCACCTGATTCACACGCACCGTACCGAGCTGGTTGAACCCTGTTTGCCAGTTGCTGTTGGTTGAGTTGCCCCGTGCACCACCAGCGAGCGGAAGCGGTCCAACCGCAACCGGAGCTGACGGGCCGTTCACTACGCGAGTAGCCGACACGAGTGCAGAGTTTTGGTTAACCCAGTTGATGACATCCATCAGCTTGCCGAACAGCGACACTGCTGCAGCTTTGATGTCTGCGCCAGTCACGTAGTCGAGGTTCGCCGAAAGATCAGCGTACGGGTTGAGTGCCAGCACCGTAGCCGTGTACCCGGCCTGCATGTTGATGAAGTTCGCCAAGTCCTGAATTGACGCATATTGCGTAAATGGACAGCTCAAGTTCTCGGCGGGATTCGTGCAGCTCGTCGTGAGCCCCGTTGCGTTGACAGTCAGCAACGATGCCGCGCTGGCTCCCGCGTACTGGACGCTCAGCTTCGCGACCGCGCCAAGCACTGGAGACGTTTCTGTACGCTGGGTCGTACCGTCGAGCTGCGAGATCGTCAGCACTTTGCCACCGGCAGAGTCCGCGACCTTGTAGGCGATCAGGTTGCCCATCGTGCCGTACTGCAGCGCCGTGAGCACCATGACGTTGGTTGCCGACGTGGACTCGAACAGCGTCGTAGGGAGAACGAGGGCTGCTTGAACCGTGCCGCTCTGCACCTGTATCGACGAGCCTGCGCCCGAGAGGTTCGATGTCAGCGTGGCACCCTGGCCCGCGCCACCGCCTGTGATCGTGATGCCCGTGTAAGCTGCGCCAACGATGGACGCGAACTCAGCATAGGTGACTGCAGCCAGGTTGGCCACGTTGCTTCCGACAGAAACGGCCGCCGAAACCGACAGGCCCGTTTTCGCCGCCAACGTACCCGAGAGGGTCAGAATCTCGATCTTCGAAGACGACCCTTTGATGTCGCAGAACGCTTTGAGCTGGCCGCCGAAGACCGTGCAGGAGCCACCGCTCAACTGGTCGTTGATCGTCGCCGCGTACTCCGCAACACTCGCCTCAGCACCAAACGTGATGGTCTGCACCAGGCCGGTGAGCCCCATCTTGATCGTCATGGTCTCACTGGCAGCGGCTGCGAACGTACCCGCCGAGCCCGTCATGCTGGCCTGGTTACCTGTGAACACCGCACCGGCACCGACTTCGATGACGCCGTTCACGTCCAGCTTCAGTGCCCCAGAAGCCAGCAAGGAGAAGGGGAACAGCCCAGTACCTGTGAGGGTTGCGTTTGCCACCCCACGGCCCTGCAGCGTCGCCGTGGCAGCCACCGCTTGGTTGACCTTGATGGCCACCACGCTGCTGGCACCCGCACCGATGCGTGGGTCGCCCGTCGCGCGAAATGCGAGCCCGGACATGTTCGCGAGAGGACCAGAGCGGAAGTATTTCTTCATCGCCCCAGCGTTCGAGAAGATGTTGATGACATTGGGCTCACCAGCGTCAGCTTCGCCGACCAGGGCGACAACGCCGATGCCAGCAATCGAGACGCCCTCGAACGCACTGGCGTCAATCTTCGTTGCACCACCGGGTCGAACCAGAACGACGCCATTGAAAAGTACGCGCTGAGTCATCTTTGTCTCCTCAATAGGTCAAAAAGGCTCGGTCCCACTCAGGGAGTGAAGCCGACTGAATTTTCGTATACGCTCGTAAGCCCGGTCTGTTCATTACCGGAATCTTGCGTACGGAACAATACATGTCAAAAGTCAACGCCGACTCCTTAACCGGAGGAGGCGCTGAAGGCAACGGCTGAGGGGAAGCAACAGGTGCTGGAGGGGTCTCCAAAATGGCTGGCGTAAACATCTTCGGTGTGAACTTGGCCATAACGTTTACCTCTACAGTTCTGACTGCGACACAATCGTGTCTTCGTCAATGGATGCCGTACTGCCGACGCGCAACGAGAACACCAGCTTCTGCAACATCTTAGAAGTCTGAAGCACCACGTCGTAGTGCAGCGCGCTGATCGTGAGCATCCGCGAGTACACGAACGTGGGAAAGTAGCTGTCGTCCTCAAAGCGAAAATCGTTCCCCGAAAACTGAATGTCGTGCATGCCGATGCCGGCCAACGTGTCGATGTTGAGCAGCATGATGGCTTTGAGGATGTTGTAGAAGTGAATGGTGAAATCGCGATCTTGCGTAAACACCATGACGTTGTAGGTCGAGCGCATCGCGATGCCGCGAACCTCGTCTACTTCGAGCCCCATCGAGTTTGTAAGCTCGTCTATGAAGTAGCCGAGCGTGTCTTTGGTGCCGTCTTCCGATTCTGCCGCGAGCGACAGCGCGATCACAGGGACCGTTGCCCCTCGGCGAGGGAAGTTGTGCACCACCTCGATGTTCTGGTGCTCCCTGAAATAACCTTTGAGCTGCTCCAGCTCGTCTGCCGTCAGCATGGGAAAGAGCATGTCGATGACTGACAGGTCGGCGTACAAAGCCTGAAGACCAGCCCGCAATAGACGCACGAGCATGAACTCGATGGTGGGGAATGGTCCCGCGGGGATGAGCGAATCGCCTGGATTATCCATTTGGTGTTCCCGGCATGTCAGCCAGTATCTTTGGCAGCGCTTCTTCTATGACGATGGCCGCCTGGTCAAACCCGTTCACAGCTTCGAACTTACTCAGACCTGGGTGCCAGAACTTGTCGTCGGGAGAGTTTTTCGACACGCGGCGGAAAGTCGTTGCCTTCGTGCTGGCAACCTCCTTGCCACCGATCATCATCACCTCTTTGCGAGCGCCTGAAGATTTCGATGTCGTCCAGGTCTTGCCCGGTGGTGCCTTTGGCACCCCACCAGCTGTCGTACCAGCGTTCTCGGCCTTGAAGTTGCCCCCTCGTGCAACGAACGTCCCTGCGCCTTTGCCGAGCTTCTCTTTGCCCTTCTTCACCGCGGCCTTCAAAGACGAGGCGGCGGCAGGAGAGAGCGTAGGCGGACCCTTCGGAGTAGACTTCTCGGCGTACTCGAAATGCACGTCTTTGTACGGAGCGCCCTTCAAGATGCCAGGCTTCATGTCGAAGGATGGAAAGCCCTGCTCCAGCATGTTCGGCAGATCGCCAACAAGGGTCAGCGTCACGCCGTTGCGCTCGACGAGCAGTGGCTCTTGCAGCCCCTTCATGTACTCCATGTACGTGCGTGCCGAGAGCTTCTTCTCAGCGATAGAGCGGATCTCAGCGCGAGCCATCTCACCGACATCGACAAGGCGGTCGATGAGGAACTTGAACTGCTCGTTCGTCAGCTCCGTCACGCCCTGCATCATGCTCGATGTGTCGATGGTGATCACTTCGTCAACGCCTCGTCCAGTACCAAGTAGTCCAGCTTCGCCATTCCCTGCATCGGCATTTGAGTAAACGCCCCGTTCTGCGCTGGGGGTGCTACGCCGCTGGGCGCAACCTGAGTATCACGGATGTGGTGTGCCAAGTCGAGAATGATGTAAGCGGGAGTGCGGTAATAGTTTACGCCCAGCGCAACGTCTTTACCGGGTGGGTTTATCCACTGGATATTCCCGTCCGTGTTGATGGTGAAGTCTACGTCCACCAAGTAATCGGTCGTCTTGTTGACTCCCGTAAACGCGTACAGCTTCTCCACGTCGAGCGCGGGGTACTTGAGCCTGTCCACCAACCCCGCGCCGCGGCGAAGCACTTCAGAGTAACGCATGCGAGAGTCGAGCATCGTGAGGCGATCCCAGACGCCGATGCGGTTCTCAGCCGTGAGTGTGACGAGCACAGTGCCTACGTCGAAGCGCCCCTCGGTGCGATAGAACTCTTTGATCGACAGGCTGGTCATAAGCACTTCGACCGTCTGTGGGTCGTAGTAGATGAAGCCGCCATGACAAACCGAACAGGTGAGCTTGTGGCGGTCGAGGTCTTCGTCACCACGGTTGGCACAAAGAATCGACTTCTCCCACCGGCATCGGTAGCCCTTGCTCTCGATTGCCTGCGTAAACGCAGGGGGCATGAAGTCGGAACGAAAGCCCGCGAAACTGCCACGGGGCACGCCGCCCAATGGTTGCATGGCCACGGTTATGCCACCTGCATCGGAATCCCGTGATACCGGGTTCGGATGTCGTATAAGAAGCCGGTGCCAGGACCGCTGCCATACAACTCAGTGCGGTAGTAGCCAATGCGCGAGCCGAACACGGCAGGGAGTTGCCCGTTGTTCAGGATGCCAAAGCTTTGGCTGAGCCCGTCGATGCCGAGAGACAAGCTCGTGAGCCCCGGAGGGAAGATCGTGTCTGAGCGCGCGGCGAAGATGCTGATCGTCGCGAGCTTACAGATTGCATCCAGAATGTCGTAGGGCAGCGTCCCTGGAGGGAAGCCTGCTTTGTACGAGATGCGGAAGAGCTGAGGTAGGTAGCCGATACCTGAGAAGATGAGCGGCAGATACGAGCCTGACTGCCCAATAAGCACCTGACTGAGCGTTCCCTGTGTTGGCACGAGCTGTAGCTGGTTGGGGGCCTGCAGCCGCGCCCACTCCAGCGGGAAGACAGTGTCCACGTTGTTCGATGGATAGCGCAGAGCCACTTGCGTGATCTCCAGCACCGGGGGCTTATAGAGGCTCAGAAACGCAAACAGGTGGTAGTCCTGAATCAGGTAGTCGTGAAGCTCGGCGGTGATCTGCGTCTCTTCAAGGGTGACGCCGCACTCGCGCTCGAAGATGCTCTGCGCGATGTTGATGTGCATCTGGTAAAACGATTCGGAGAGCGGCTCATTCGAAATCGGATTGAGCAGCTCGATACCGAGATAGTTCTCTTTGATGAACTTCGGCGTGATGTCCGTTAGCGAGGCTAGTGCCACCACGATGCTCCCGTTTACCCGTGTTTACGTTTCTTCTTGTCGAGCTTACCAGATTTCGCTTTCTGCGGAAGTGCTTCTTCAGAAACGTCTTCGACAGCCTTCAACGCAGGCTTCTTGGGCAGTACAACGCCGCCGCCCTTCACGAGGTCTTCGGCGAGGCTCGTCTTCGGCCCCTCGGTGGACGACATAGCTGCGCGGCGTTGGTCCATGACCTCATCCGAGGAGAGCTGGCCGTTCTTGATTGCCTCTCGCGCGGCCTTGCTGACGTGCACATTGGGGTCGAATCCGAAGTTGTTGTCGTCGGTCGGCGCTTCAGACTTCTTCACAGGGCCTGCAGCAACAGGCGCCTCTACGACAGGTTTACCGAGCTTCTTGGCCCACATCGTAGGCTTGTACTTCGCGAGCGCCAGGCGCGCGATCTCTGGGTCGAGTTTGCACTCGCCATTTACGTCAAAGACGAAGGTGCCGAAAGAAGTGTGGAGCTGTTCATTCTTGTGGTCTGAGCAAATCGTGATGTGTGCCATTTGGAATCTCCGTTTGGTAAACGCCTAGTAAACGCTTGGGACCGATTGGTAAACCAATCAAAAGTCAAACGCAACTAGGCCCAAAAGGAAAGAGGGTGGGGAGGTTCAAAGCCTCCCCACCCTCCTCTCTACCTTCTCAGGCAAAGCTCACTGCTGGGACTTAGGCATCACCAACGTTGAGGAAGATGACATGACGCTTCGGCGAGTAGACGATTGGCGTCAAATAGATCAGCTGCATCCAGCGGATTGAGGCCGCGATGGTTGCGAGCGGAATCTTCATCATCTGGCTGAGCTGACGAACCGACAGCGCCTGCAGGTTCTCTTGCAGCATGTAGCCGCGTGAGCAGCCCGGCAAGTACCAGTTCAGGTCAGTGAAGTCCGTGGTCGCGCCACCCGATGCCGGGATGGTGATCATGTCCTGCGCGAGCGCTTGGGCCTGACCGACTTTGGTCCGGTAGACCTTGTACGCCGTCGCTGGGTTCGCGCCACCACCATCGGTGATGCGCAGGGTCGCGCCATCGGCCGCGGCGTAGGTCACGGCGCCAGCGAGGTTCACCGCGCTCGATTCGCCGAAGCGGTTCACGGACGTGATGCGGTAGAAGTACGCACCCGCGTCAGCGGCCACGAACTTCGAACCGGCCACGGCACCGGGGGCCGTTTGCACTGCCACGGTCGGCGGCAACGGGGCATTGCCCGACGTGGACGCCGCAGGAGCGACCTTCACGCCGTTGTTCTTGCCCGAGCGGAGGAACACGTCCTGCTCGAACTGAACGAGGCCGGCTTGCGTCACCATCGACGTGACCGCGAGGCCAACACGACCATCGGTCGGGTACGGCAACGTCACGCGCTCACGAGGATAGAAGCTCTTCGCCAGCTCGGACATCGGCTTCGGCGCGAAGTACGCCTTGGTCGGGGTTCCGTAGTTCTGGCTGATGAAGTTCGCGGCCTCTTCGATGTTGTCTTCGCCGGGGTACTTCCCGCGGAGATCGATCACCGTGTTGAAGCTGTTCACCGGGTCCATGGTCAATGGATTGGTGATGCCGCAGCCGTCGAGGATCTGCTTGTCGATGCCGTCGAACGATTGCGGAACGAGGTCGGAGCGACCGGAGAACAGAGCGCGCTCCAAACGTTCCAACAGCCAGACAGCGCCGTTCTGGGTTTCGAGGCTGATGACCGAGCCATGGGCCGGTTTCACCAGCGTCATCGGATGCGAAACTTCTCGCGTCGTGCCGAGGAATTTCACATACGCCACGCGCCGATTGTACGAGGAATCTTGGCCTTGCGGAAGCTCCCCCTCGGTGGTGAACGGACCAGCATCGTTACCGTACTGGTCAAGGATGTTGTACTCTTCGACGGTGTTGAACGCCGGGAGTTTCGGGATGGCCTTCCAGAACTTGATGTTCTGAAGGGTGAACGTGACGATGCGCAGGGTCGCCTCAAGGCTCTCCACGCGAAGTGCGCCGCCGCCAGTCGAGACAGGCCGGTCAGCGCCGGCAGTGAGGGCTTTGTTCAGTTGCTCGACATCGTTCATATTTCCGATGCCAAAGCCCTGTTGCCCGCCTTCATAATCTTGAATTGCAATCATGGTTCAGTTCCTTCCTTTGCCCAAAGGGCTCAGTGCGAGCTTTTCAGAAGTTCGTCGTAGACGGATTTCTGGAATTGCGGCTCCATCGAGCCGGTGGTTTCGTACCCAATGACGACCGTGCCAGGCAGCTTGCCCTGTTCGACCATCTCGACGGCCTTGCGGAGCACCGTGTTGCGGTCAAACTGGAACTCGCCACCGGCTCCAGCGCCGGATTTCTCGAAGCGCTCATGCACTTCCGAGACGTTGGTCACCGACTTGCGGACACCAGCGGGGCGGCCACCGAGGCTCTTCAGCATCTCGTTTTGTTCGGTGATCAGGTTGCCCATCGCGACGATGGCTTTGCTCAACTTTTGGTTGAACGCACCCTGCTCCGACATCGCGGCCATGTTCATGTCTTGGACATAAACGATGGCTTTGCGCATGCCGTCGATTTCGTCGCTGACGTTGTCAACGAGTCCTTCGAGGAACGGCGAGGCATCCATACCCTTGCGGATGTTGGACGACTCACGTGACGAATCACGAAAGGACTTGCCCGTGGACATGTCGGCTTTCGGACCCGCGCCCGCGCTCGGGTCGAGGTGCTCATTGGCTTCGTCGGTGGACGACGGCATCTTCTCGCGAGGAGAGCGGTCCTTACGGACGTGGCTCTTCTTGGTCTCGCTGATGCTTTCGAACGAGCCAGACGACGCAGATTCCTTGTCGTCGGAATCGCTGTCGTCATCCTTGCCCTTGCCTTTGTGCTTCTTGGTTGCCTTGAGGAGATCGTCTTCCAGCTCCGAAAGAGCCTTCAGCATCGCCTCCTCATTCACTTCGGGTTTTGCTCCCATTTCATTTCTTCCTTTGTTCGTTGCGTTTACTCAAAACGGAGATGTCAGAATCCCGTGGCGAACCACGAGAAGTTGACGGCGGTGTCAGCAGCAGTTCCCGCTGCTTTGAGGATCGAAACTTTGACTTGGCCGGGGCTAACCTCGACCCAATCGTATTTCGCCTCATCCTTGCCTGCCGAATCGAGGAAGCTCAAACTGAAGTGCTCCACTTTTCGGACAAAGCCGGTGTCGATAAAGCAGAAGCCCGTGCTGGCGCTGCTGACATCGAGACCACTACGGAACAACGGATGCTGTACTGGCGTGTTCATTGGCATAATCTATTCACCTCCTTCCTGTGCGATTGTTCGCAATAGCGCGAATCGTGCCGCTCGGAGGCAAACCAGATCACTCCACTCGGGGTGAATAGATTTTACCAATCGAACCGCTTCCTGCGCCGTCATCATCCCCTTTCGAGTCCGCACAAGTTCTTGTGGGTCGAAAGTAGTGATCTTCAGTGAGCCGCTGTCCGAGTGGACTTTGGCGTGCTTGTCAAACGCGGCTTCGGTGCCGAAGCCCTTGTCGCATTTGGAGCACTTGTAAACGTGTTTGATCTCGTCCTTCTCAAGGTCTTCCATCTTGAGAACCGCGCCGCCCGTGCCACCAGTTGCAGCGGTGCTGCCGGGGCCTGTGCCTGCTACCAGGGACCGTACGAAGTCGTTGTGTAGATAGGACTCAGATCGACGAAGGTCGTCGCCGTCGAGTCCGTCGCTGAACGCCTTACTGAGTAGTTCCCATGTGCAGTTGACGTTAACGGGACAGTTGGTGATGGCCACGTTACGGATGATAGCCTTTCGGATCTTGTTACCGTCGCGCTCTGTGATCTTGCCTTCGATGGAGAATCCGAGCTTTCGCTTGGTGTCGGTGAGGGCTTTGGCAAGCTCGACGATTTCATCGCCTGCCTTGGTCTTGAGGATACGGCCTTCTGTCCACCAGCCCTTGCCGATGTCGTAGCGCACACGCTCGGGAACACCCAGCACCGCTGAGGTCTTCTGATTGTGGTTGTCGTTGAAATACCCGAAGTTCAAAAACTCGGCGAAGTCCAAGCCTTTGCCAAACACGACTTCGTTCTGCCGGTCGAGCGCCTCGGTCGAGCAGTAGCCGCCAATCTTACGACCATCGTCTTCGCCCTCGCTTTTGAGGAGGTCAACGGAGGCTGGCTTGTAAACAACAAATGTGTCGGCTTTGTTCATACGTTGTTTCAGCTTCGTGTAGTAGTTGGGGTCATCAGCGAGATGATCGAGCGCGATTTGGCGAGCGACGAGACGGTCTTTCGTGTGCTCCAACTCATGCTTGATTCCTCGCTCCATCTCGACTTGGCTGAAGTCTGAAGGCTTCTTGCCCTGCGCCTTGGCTCGCCCATTCAACATGCCAGGTGTCACGTTTCGGTACACTTCACGCAAACGTACACGGAAATTCCTGTACGGTGCAAGTGTGTTTACCGAAGTTTACGTGAGAAGGCTAGGGCTTAGAAGGGGAGGGTAAGTTCTGGTTGGTCTTGACGGTGCAGAAATGCGCGCATCCAACGGCTGTGACTGGGGAAGTCATTGGTGCCGAGAGAGCCCTTGCTGAGGGACCAATAGTCGAGTCGGTCACGATGCTGGAGGATATACTGCGACCGTGCCCACACTGCGTCGCGCTCGCGCTGTGACAGCCAAATGAGCACATCATCACAGGCTTCGCGCGTCACACTTGCGACGGCTTTCATTGCTTCGTCAGAGGGGCGGAAGTTCTTGAGGTAGAAGTATTTGTGAAAGACGTTGCGGTACATCTGGAAGCTCGTACCGAACGCGGCCCCGTTGTCGATGGCCCACGCTTTGCCGAGGTCAATGCTGAAGAGTGCATTGCGTGCATGTCGGTCGCGGTTGCCTACAACCAAGTCAAAGATGACCAGCTTCTCGACTTCTTTGTGAGGGAGAAGCGACGCGAGCTTGGCGACGCGCTCTTTCCAGTCTGGCAGCGACTTGTCGAAAATCTTCGGCACGATCTCGCCACAGGCATTTCCGCTAACGAACTCTTGCGTGGACGCTTTTCGCATCCCGACGCGCGTGAGGTACGTTTCGGGGACAATGTTGAACTTGAGCACTTCCTGGTCGAAGCGATATGCCATCACCTCGCGCATGTGCATCGTGTCACGCGGGATGCCACGGAAGTCGCTGTTGTCGAACATTTGCGTCTTGACGATGGCTTTGATGCCGTTGGGGAACTCGGCAAGCTGGGCATTGAATTTGCCAATGCCCATCGTCTTCAGCGGAGCTTTTTGACTGTCGAGCGTTTCACGAAAGATCGACACGGTTACTCCAGCCCATTTTCATGATCGAAGCTGAGGTGAATCAAGTGCCCATCTTTGATTCCCCAGAGGGAGCCGAAGCGGTCGCGCACGACCTTCCGGTTGGACGACATGCCAACAACCTTGCCCAGCGAGGCAAAGGTTGCGGCATCAAAAGGCTCACCGTTGAAGTTGACGTTATTGAGCGTCTCGTCTTGAGCGGGAGCACGCGTCGCGGCAGCCTGATGCTGCTTCGACTTCACACGCACTTTGCGTATGCCAGTTGCACTCGGCTCATCATACTCCACGATGCCGCCCGGCAGCTCGCGACTAGCCGTGTACTTGTGGTGCTTTCGTTGCGTCTTCTTTGCCATGCCTATGCCGCCTTGTGCCTCTGCATTACTGTATCAAAGATAGTCGATTTCTTCATGCCCTGGTAGACCATTCGACCAGTAGCGTCAAACCCGAAACCCTTCGGCAGCTCGAACAACAGGCAGCGGCACTCTGGGTGCGTGCTCTCAATGACCGGCTTCCATTCCGCTTTGCTGCGCCCGATGTTGTTGCCGTTCCCCACCAACTTGGACATGCGAAACACCTTGGGCGTCACGCCGTCCTTCTTCAAGTATAGCCGCTTGCAATGAACGCAGCAGTCTTTCCTTGGAATTTTGTAAACGCGGGGGTCTTCGCCGGGGTGCCGAGCTATGATTGATTGGGCTCGTCCCGCACTGTAGGCGTTGTTCAGCTCAGTGGCCGCCACCATGTAGAAGTTTTTTGCGTAAACCATCGTTGAGCTGCGCATCGCTGACGCTACTTGTTTGATGGTCTTACGCTGCGCGATGCCTGCAGCCAGCTCTTCTTGAATCTTCATGGCCGCCTGGCGCTGAAACTCCTTGTTACCTTGGTCGAGGATTCGCCCCGTTTGCGTGACGATGGTCTTCTCCAGATGCTTGATATGCGTATACGTGCTCTGCCGCACAGTGCGCAGCGCAGCGCGCTCGTTGGGGCCAAGCGGGGTCGGGCTGTCTTTGAACTCCTGAATGAACTCCTCCAGGGTCAACGTGTCGGCATCCTTGCCGTACGCCATGACGTAAAGCCCGTACTGAAAGGCTCGCGTGATCAGCTCCAGCGTCTTCTCATCGTCGATAAAGCCGAGGCGACGCAGGCGATTCATCACGCGACGCGGGAGCTTCAATCCCGTCACTGTGAACATGTAGGTGCTCAGGTATTCGCCGATGATCTGCTCGATGACCTTGAGCTGCTGTGCTGTGAATAGGTCAGTCATTTGGGTGGCTCTTCGCCTTCTTCTTCAGGTGGTGGGGCGTCGTCATCATCAAACTCTTGGACGGTCAGCTCGGGCTGTCCGAAAATCTCTTGGCGCTCCTCGGGGCTCATCGCGTCGTAGATGCCGTTGCCATTCAGCCACGGCGGCACGTCCTGCTGGTACATCTTGCAGAACCAGCGCAACGCTGGGCGCACCTTCACCACGAACCAGCGACGCGCATGCTTCGTCGGAGGGATGCGCTGAAACACGAATGGGTGCTTGAAGAAGTCCATTGCCTTCGCGAGGTCGTCTGCGCTCTCAATGCCGGGCACGATGTCCTCGGGTTTGTAGAGCGTGATCGAGATCACCTTGCCACCCTTCTTGACGATGTGGGGCTGCGGATGCGCGTGCATTATTCTCCTCCTTTGGCGGGCGCTGGTGCGTCGGAGTCATCTTTCGGTGCGCCCTCTTCCTCGGGCTCTTCAGGCTCTAGCCCGCGGGCAGAGAGCGGACTCACTGAGGGGTCAGGCACGCGCTCGTAGATACCGCCCGTCTCCAGCAGCTTACGGAAAACCTCTTTGGCAAAGGCCATCGCCTTCTCCGGTGTCGTGCCCTCTCCTGGCACTGGAGCGCGGTTCCAGTCCTCCTCTCCGACCTCCTCGCGCAGATACCCAGTAGCGAGGTCGCGTGCAGTCGTCGCATTGGACGTGAGCACCATCTGATAGAACACTTCGAGGTCACCCCCGTCTTGATACGGGCTCTCCTCCGCTGGCAGGTACTCGGGCTCGGGCTGCAGAGGGCGAAGCTTCTTCGGTTTGAAGTGCTCCTTCTGCATTGCCTTTGGGAAGTTCGCCGGGGCTACCGCGTTCATGTCGAACTCACGGCGGATCTTGGCAGCCGTTGGCATGTCCGTGCCAAAAGTCTCTTTGAACGTTGCGCGCAGGTTCGTGAACTCTTCAGGAGTGACCTTACCCTCCGCGAGCGCCTTCAGCAGGTTTGCCACGGCTTGCACGGTGAGCTGCATGACGATGTCTGAGCCCGCGTGAGGGTAGGCGAAATCCACGCGCACAGCTTGCTGCGCTGCCTTCGAGCCCAGTGCACCCGCGGGTTGCAGACGGCCCACAGCCTCGGCCACATCGAGCGGCGACGTGCCCCGGTCCAAGAACAGCATCAGGCCACCGCTGCGCTGCAGGTTGAACCCTGCCCCGCCTGCGCCGAGCGCAACCATCACCACGGAGAGCTTTTGGATGTTGGCAGCATCCTGAACGGCATTGCGCTGCTCAATCGGTGTCTCAGACGTGACACTCGCAATCTGCCCGAGCTGCACGCCCTCTTTCACCAGCTCTTGAGAGAGCAGCTCGAACACCTTGGGCTCACCAGAGAAAACAACGACTGGCTTCTCTGGCGCCTCTTCGCAGTGGGTCATGATCGTTTCGACGGCAGCCTGCAGAGCAGGCGACCGCTTCTTCCAGTTTGGCTTGAGCAGCGCTGGCGTGAGCATCACCTGCTGCAGCTCGCCGAGCTTCTCAAACAGCAGCAGGTACTCGACGGTCTCTGCTTTGCCTTTGAGGACCGGCTTTGCCTCTTCGATTGCCTCATGGAGCAGCTTGTCGAACATCTGCTCATGCTTCTCGTCGTCGAAACCGATCAAGATGACTGAGGCGATCTCTGCGTTTCCGTAAACGAATGGTGCGAGGTCTTCAGTCAGCTCTGAAATACGCCCGACACTCGTTGGTGCCAGCTTGCCTGTGGACGGGTCAATCGTGTGAACTAGCATCCGACTGAGCCACTGCGCTTTGGACGGCCCGGTGGCGTCTGGGCGAACAACAGAGAGCATGTCGTACATGCCAACAGGCCCGTGGCGCATCGGCGTCGCTGACAGCAGAAACGCGAAGGTGCGCTGCCCAAGGTGTTGCTGAATCGCAACCGACCCCGTGCCCCGCCCCTTGATGCTATTGTGTGCATCGTCCACGAACAGTACGCCGCGCAGTAGAGTGATTGCACCCTGCAGGTCATCCTGAGCGTGCAGGCGTGCCAGCTTGTTCAGGTCCACCGGACCTTTCTTCTCGGGATGCTCGACAGGATCTCCATTCTCATCACGCACGAGAACACCGTCTGCGTCGCGCAAGTGCGTTGGCTTCCGGGTCTTGTCGAGAGTGGCATCGCTGTATTCCTCGGCGTCTTCGTGCGACATGAGGACGAACTCGGCTTTGGTAGACTCTGCCGTCTTGAGCGCCTTGATCTTCTGGGCTCGCGACTTGTGTGGCTCAATCACGAGTACGCGCGAGCCGGGGCGCAAACGGTCAATGGTCGCCTGCCAGTGTGGGAGGGATGCAATGGGCGCGAGGATGATTGCGCGGGGCTCCAGCTGCTGCTCAATGAGCATGTCAGTAAAAGCCACCACGGCATTGTGGTCTGCAGTGATGTCAATGCCGCGGCGAACCGTCTGCATCCAGTTCAGCGTTTGCGGAGACACACGCGTCTTCATGCGCGGAGAGGCGTCCCACTCGTCTGCCTCCTGCGCCTTCAGGGCTGCGGCGCGAAGCGCCTGAAATTCTGTAAACGCGCTGATGATGTCTGTGGCAGCCATCGCGTCCGAAAGAATCTTGTCTGCTGGCACCCAGCCGTGCAGCACTTTTGCGATGGACTGACCGTCTCTGCCTCGGTTGGCATCATCGAGCAGCTCGAAGAACGTCTTGCACAAATGCCCAAAGCACTCGCAGTATTTATCCTTCTCACCGTCCGTGAGGAAGCGCTCGTGCTCTTTCTCGTACGCGGCAAAGAACGTGTCCGTCAGGTCGAAGTGGTTGCCGAACCATTGAAAGCTGAAGGCCAGGTCGTCTGAGCCCACAGATGCAAGTCGCAGCTCCATTGAAGCAAGATGCTGCTTCGCAGCCAATACCAACAGGAGGACTTGCGAAGCGGAAAGGTCGTCCGTGTGCAGGATGCCTTCCATCACACCCTTGTCGGAAATCACCAAGCGGCCAAGCTCGCTGTCGTCCACCTTGCGGTGCCCGGACTTCTCCTCAGCCTCCGTGCCCACGTACGCCCAATCGTGTAGCAGCATTGCGGCCAGGAACTTCAGCGCAACCACTGGGGGCTTCTCGCGCAGCACGTCCGTGGCGAGTGCGTGGATCGTGTCTGTCAGCTCGCCCAGCTTCGTGGTGATCTTCGCGCTCTTCTCGGTGATGCGCTGGGTAGCTGTGGTCATCGCTGTGGCGAAGCCATCCGTCTTGGAGAGGGCTTCCCAGCCGTCAACGTAGCGGTTCCAGAGGTAGGCGATGTCGTCTTCGCTCGGAGCTTCAGCGGAGCCGTCAATCAGGTCGCCGTTCTCGTCGTACTCACCGACCTCTACATCGGTGAGGTAATTGGCGAAGGTGTCCTTCATCGACGAGCCCGAGGTGCGCGCGGTGGCGCCGAGGTTCGCGATGGTCATGGCATCGTTGCTCGTGAGCTGCACGTCATTCGCAGCGATGAAGTTCAGCAAGCAACGCATGTCGCCTACCGACATGGCGAGCTGGAAGTTCGCTTCGAGCTGGGCGCTCGCCGCATCGGGAATCTTGGTCTTGATCTGCGCTGACGGCTTCTCACCGTAGCGAATCTTGTTGTGGCTGTCTCGATACCACTTGCCGCCGCGCGAGCCCGCAGAGAGCGGGTCGGCTCGCGCTTTCAGCACGGGCTCGCCCTCTTCGAGGCAGACGCTCTTGTGCAGCGCTGGGCCGCCTGTGATGACGCGCAGGATGTCTTTGTTCATCTCGGCCATCTGACGGTAGAACAGCTTGGTCATCAGCCGGTGCATGTCTCGTAGAGCGGGCTCTACAAATTCTCGTCCTTCAGCCATGTGGTGCCCTACCTTAGACGCTGAAGATAGACTAGCCGCGCTTGGCACTCAACTCGCGGTGAAGTTCTTTCAAGTCGTGGGAGTGGATGCCGTGTTGAACGAGATCCGCTAGTTTGTGTGTACGCAAATGCGCTTCGAACTCTTTGGCAGAAGTCTTCTGCGCCAACTCATGCAGCTCAGTCGGATGGACACTCAAGCGTGCAGAGACCGTGGCATGAGTATGGCGCAGAGGCTTCTCGTCTTTTCCCGGTGCTTTGGGTGCCGACGCCGAAGATTTGCCAGCCTTCGGTTCTGCATAGTCGTACTTCTGCTTGCCAGTCTGCGGATTCACTCCACGCTTTGCATGCTTCGCAGGCTTATCACCCGCGGCGGCCAGCTCTGGTTTCTTCCCCGTAGGGAAGCCCTTCTCCAGCCCCAACGAACAACGCAGCTGGTGTCGTAGATCGATGTTCTCCCGAATGGCAAGCAGGCGCTGGCGCATTTGCCGGATAGCCTCGAAGTTCGGGGTGGTGCGACTCTCCGCACTCTCAATGAGCCAGGCCAGGTTCTTGATCTCTTGCCCCATCTCATAGGGGTTGAGCTGGTCCACCGGCTTCATCTCAGTGTGCTTGAACCCCTTGCAGAGTGATGGCGCGATCACCAGCGCAATGGGTTCAGGGTCCAGTGATGCAGCGATGAGCGGGTACTGCAGGCTCGGGTCGCTGTGCTTGAACTTGGGCTCTTTGCCAGGGAAGAAGGCGTTCGCCGAGATCGCACCCTTCTTGGGCTTCTTGCGTCCACGCCACTGACCATGCCCGATATGCTCGGGGTCAATCAGTGTCATGGGTGCATTGGCCTCTGGATGCTGGGGACCGCCAAACACGGTCTCGGCGTAGGCACCTTTCTTCATCTCAGTCTCGGTTGGCAGGGTTCACACCCTGGAACCACTCGGGCAGCTCGGACTTATTGTCCGCTGCAGCGCGAAAGGCTGACCCAATGGCACTCGGACGCTTCACAGCGTGTGCTTCGGCAGAAGAAAGCTCCTCACTCGCGGGAGCTTTAGCTGACGTAAACTTTTTGGCAGGTGCCGGCTTCCCGCCGCTCACCATCTTCTTGGCCTGCTTCCACAACCCCTTGCGAATCAACTCTTGTTGGAACCATTCTGGAAGCTCGGACTTATCCATCTCATTCTCCTTGGTGAGGCTGCGCCGCACTTGTTCGAGGTGTTTTTCACCAAGCTGCGTCTGCTTGGCCTGCTTGTAATCGTTCATCGTAAACTTTTTCTTGGGCTCAGACGAAGAGGCAGAGGCATCCTCGGAAATGGCCTGCGCCGTTTGCGTCCGCATCTTCTGTGCTTTGGCCTTCAGCGCGGGGCTGACGGGATTCTTCTGGCGAATCTTGCTCTGGTCGTACAGCGTAGACTTGAACCAGTCAGGCAATTCTGACTTCTCCACCTCGACCAGCGGTTTTTTCTTTCGCTTCTTCTGCAGGTCAGGCGGGTCTTCCGTCGTCATGCTTTTCTTGCCCTTCTGGCCACGGAGAGTTTTTTCTCGACGTAAATCTTTCTGCTGCTCGACCGCGCGGTCGTGCTCCGGCGTTCCAGGGTGCAGCACCTCATGCTCTGGCCCTCGGCGCTTCATCTTCTGGTTCTCTTCGTGCAGATGGAGCAGCACCGATGTCGGGCCACCCTCAGCCTTCAGCTTATCGAAGATGGCCTGCTGCTCCGCGTGCGAGGCTTTGGCCTTCTCTTTCGCGGCGTGCTCTGCACCCTTTGCGGCGAGCACCTTGGACTTCGTGTGGATGATGTCCTTGTGCTCGCGGATAGCGCGGTCGTGCCCCTTCTCCGCGATGCTGTGTGGCGGGGACAACTTCTTCGCTGCTTCGTGAGAGGCAACAGCCTTGTGATGGTCTTCAAGTGAGCCACTGGTGTGTGCAGCGCGACTCGCGGCCGTGGCCGCGTGACCTGCGTGCAGGTACTCCTCGCTCGCTTTGTGCCCCTTGCCTGGATTGGTGCTCCACGTACCTCGCGTGGATGCGACGGAGCCTGCGAGCTTCGGACCCTTTTGCAAGACGAAGAAGATACCCGATGAATCGCTCACAGTGACCTCACATGTCGAAGACGCTCAGCGCCTTCTCCAAATCGTGTTTCAGGGAGGCATGCAAGCTGAACTCCCAATCTTCTACCGAGCGGTGGCTGGGTGCCTGTTGTTCTTGCCCGGCGTCATCGTCCTTCTTGTCTTCTTTCGCACCTGGCAGCGGAGGCAGCTGCGCGGGTGGTGCGCCTGCTTGTGCTGCGCCAGGTTGCCCCGGCTGGCCAGGAGCTGCAGCGGCCTGCTGAGCTTGTTGCTCTGCTGCTGCGAGCTGCTGCACGTAGCCGATGTACACGGGGTTCATGACGGTATCGCCATGCTCGACCGGGTCCAAGTCTTCGCCAGAGCGAATCTCGTTCAGCGTCTTGTAGGTCTGAGCTTCCTTCATGCGCAGCTCGATGGCCTGCGTCTCGCTCTGTGCGTCGAGCCCCTTGAACTCGAACATAAAGTTCGGGTCGATGCGCTGCACGATGTTGCGCGTAAACAAACCAGAGAAGTGGCGAAGCAGCGGCTGGAGCCCGCGGTCCTTCGAGACTTTCTGCTGCGCTTCGTTGCCAGTCATGAACATGGGCTGCTGGCCAACGCCACCGCGCACGTCGAAGTTGATCTCAGCAGGATCGATCAAGTAGCACGCGCACGTGACCTTGATGAGATATTCCATCCATTGCTGGTAGCCCATGTCCAGGTTGGACATCTGCATCGGAATCCACTGCATGTTCTCGACGTTCGTGACGGGCGAGCGCCAGGCGTTGTTCACGCCCGAGATTTGGCTCAGCCACTGACGACGGAATGCTTCGAGCTGGTCCCTCGGCACCTTACCCGCAAAGTTCACGATGCCTTTGATCGTGGAGCCTTGTGAGAAGATGCGTTGGTTCCATTGCTCAGCCCAGAGGTGGCTGGTGATGGTCGCGATGAGCATCTCCAGCTCGGACCAGCCGTATCCGTTCCCACGCAGGTCAGCGCGCGGGTTGGAGATGCCGAAGATCATTTCGTCTTCGGTATAGTCGTTTACGATAACGCCATCGACCACTTGAACGTAGCGAGGAAGCTCGCGCCATTCTTTTTCAGTCTGTGGGCGACCGTAACGCATCGGCATACGACGGATGCGAATGGTGTCCGCGGGAACATGGATGAACTCGTGTGGCTGGCCGCCATACGTGTTCACGACCTCGGAGCACGTCTGGTCGAAGGTGAGACGCTCGCGCACGGTCTTCTTCACGTAGAGGTCGAACGGGTCGCGGCCATAAGGTCGCGAGTCGCCACAGTTCTCCATGAAGCGCGTGATGTGCTCGACCGTTGCACGCTCGCCGCTGGATAGCCGCTTGCTCGGGTCCACGTGTGAGATGGTGAAGCCGATGCTGTACTTGTTTCGCTGTCGGATGCAGGCCGAGTAGACCTGATTGATTCTGGTCTGAATGATGGCAGCGATGATGGCGTTCTTCTCCGTCATCATGCGCAGCGTCTCGTAGGTGAGCGCACTGGGCACCGAGCGGTAGTTGAGCCCCATCTGGTCAAGCAACATGAAGGGGTCGTTCAAGAACGACTTCGGACCCATCTTGCCGGTGGTCTCCAGCGAGTCATCGGATGAGGAGTCGTCAAGAGCCTGCTCACGCCGCTCTTTTTCCAAGAGCGCCAACTCAAGCTGAGCATCGACAGCTTTGGAGAGGACGCCAGAAGGAACCGTTATCTCTGTTCCCACAGCTTATTCCCCAGACTTTTTGGCAGCGCCGCCGCGTCCCTTGGCATACGTGCTGGCTGATTCACTCGGAGCGGTCCCGCTCGCCTTCAGGTCGCGGTAGAACTGCTTGGCCTTGTCAGTGCGCAGGACGGCCTTCGGGTCTTCCTCGGAGCCTTCACTGGTTTCTTTGGGCGACTCGGGGCTCACCGGAGCGTCCGCGTCCCCCTTGACCAGGCGACGACGCCACTCACTCTTCGAAAGCCCGTCAGGGCAGCGCGTGGCTGCCTCTGCGCGAGCAATCTCGGCATCGGTAGGGGTGCGGGTCATGATCTCTTGGAAGAGCCCCTTCTCCAGCGTCGTAGGCAGCTTCGTGCAGCGATCCCACCAAATGCCTGCCGCCACGAACTGTGGCTCACCTTTGGTTACATATCGCGACATGTACCGCAGCCAGGATGACGGCGGGCGGTGCTCGACTGACTTGCGCAACGGGGCTTCCAGCGACAGCGTGAGCTTCTCGTCGCCCAGAATTTCGATCTTGAACTTGGGAGTCTCCAGGCGCAGGGACTCTTTGCCAACGCGCCCACCATGCGCCGTGGTGCCCATGCGCTTGGTCTTCCAAGCCTCGGCAGCCTCTTCGTTCATGATGAGCGGTGCGTAGCCATCCGCCGAGTTGTTACCGATCCCACACTTGCTGGGCTTGGTGCCGATGGTGCACGCAGTGTTCTGGTCCTGATAGTGGTAGCAAGAGGAGCACTTGGTGTTCGGCGGCACGATGGTTGCCATCTTGGCCTTCGCGCCCTCGGGTGCCATGTCGAACAGGAGCACTGGCTCCGCATCAAGTTTCTGCACGTCGAAGATGCCAAGGTCTGCGTCCGTATCTCGCATTTTACGTTCTCCGCAAAGCCATTGCAGCATCGACCAACGACATGCCTGCCGTGTTTACGTCGGTGCCCGCGTCAGACTTCTCCGACTCCATCGCCGTGATAACACAGTGCCCAGGCACGGTAAAACTCAGGATTGAAAACAGCTGTGTGATTTGAGACGCCACCGTGTTCGCGCCGCCGTATTGTGACGTGGCGATCACAGCAGCAATCTTGTTGCGCATCTTCACTTGGCCCGAGTCCATGCCCGTCTTGAACGCCTGCAGCCGCTCAGCCATGCAGACGAAGTGACGGTTGGGGAATCCCCAGTGCACATCGGTGGCCACGATGACGATGTCGCACTGCACGAGCGCCTCGTACACCGTGGGCATTTCGTCTTGTGGCACGAACATGTCGGACTCAGGATCGTTGTAGGGGCTCGGCCACGCAGCTTGTGCACCAGAGGCGAGCACCATGCGCCCGAGGTCGAGCTTCTTGACCTCAGCGTCTTTGACCTGATTCGTGATGACCTCGGTCAAACGCTCAGCGATGCTACCTGCCATCGAGCGCCGTCCCGCAGACGAAGCGCGCAACACGAGAATCTTCAGCGAAGCATCAGACTTCTGCAGCGACGACAGCGTACTTACGGGAATGACGATTTTGCTCATTTGAAGAGGTCGTTGTCGGTTAGTTGTTTGGTGACTTGGTTCTCAAGCGCCTTGTTCTTCGAGGACGCGCAGTAGGGGCACTCCCCCTTTTGCGAGTGAGTAGCGCCACAACCACCGCAACGAAAAACAGTCCGCTCACTTTGGGGGCGGGGGGAAGAATCCGTTGGCTGTTCGTTTTGGGGCATCGGTGGTCTCCTTCTTGTGAAGTTGCAGTGCGGGCTGGTCGTCGGCCTTACCCTCTTCTTCTTCTTTCGACAACTGCTCCACCATCTGGTTGATGGTCAAGCCGCTGCCTTGCTCTCTGTGAATCTTGGCGCGAGCTGCGCGCTCGGCTTCCACGCGAGCCTCAGCTTTGGACAGGTCGTCCTGCTGCACCTTCGCGAGCAGCTCTTGAAGCTGAAGACCCTGCACTACACACCAGCCAGCTTGACGAGCACCGTTGCCACGTCCGTGAGCGACTCGTTCGATAGGTACAGAGATGTCACGCCATTCGTGATCAAGAGGATCTTGCCTTTTACGTCTACGATGCGCTGGGCACCGTTCATCGTAACACGCGGCGTGAGGTTCAGCGCGCGTGCCGCTTCTGTACCGCCGAGCTTTGCAATGATGGGGAAATCCGTTTCGATGAACACGTACTGACAGTCCGCAATCAACCCGAGAGGTACCTGAAGGTCGGTGGTGTTCGCCGGTACGAGAACGATGCCGGGGCCACCACCCTTGGTCATCGTATCGTCAATTTCGGCGGGACGACGGTCCAGCAGCTTCAATGTCTGTGTCGAATCCTCAGACAACACTTGGTCAATCTTTATCGCGAGCCGCATGGTGCTCCTTAGAGTTTACAATAACGTACAGGTCGAGTCGAGATATGCTGACCCCTTGTTGGCGTCAAGTCTACGCTTTTGGTGAGCGGAGCGCAAACTTGGCACGAGTCGTAAACCATAATGCAGCAATGCCTGCGAGCAGCGCTAGTGCATGATGACGCACAAACCTCGTGATGGTGCCCGGCACCACACGCAGCACCAGCACTTCAATCGAGCTGTCTACGATGAGCACTGGCATCTTCAAGGATTGATGGAGAGACTGGGCGATCAGTCGCACATCCTCGGAGCTTGTCGGCCGTGTGGTGCGCAGCACCAGCACATCGCGAGGCTCGATGAACGGATATGCCTTGCCCACCTTCTGACCGTCCAATGCAACAGGGGTGCCTTCTTCGCGTAGCGCTGAAACCAGCTGGTATTTCATTCGGTAAATCCAAAGTCTTCGTGGGAGCATGGCACCCCCAGCTTGTTGAACGCCTTGATGACGCGGGTCAGGGTGTTGTACTTCGGCTGGCAGATGCCACGCTCGATCATGCCAAGGTATCCTTGGCTGAACTTGGCGAGCTTGCCAAACTGCCGCTGCGACAGCCCCGTCTTCTTGCGTAGGCGACGCATGGCCTTTGCGGTAGGCAATGACGGGTCGGCGCGCTCGACCCACATCTGGTAGTTGGTCTTCGGTGGCATTATACACCCCTCTTCTTGAACAGCCGTGCTTCACGGTCGAGAAACGTTCGTACCTCGTCACGCAAGCTCTTCAAAGCCTTCAGGCGACCTTCAGGCGTGTCGTCTGTAGTCTCGCTTTCCATCTCGATCTCGACCTTGATCGACTCGTAGTTGCCCATGTTTATGGTACGGCCTTCGCGGTAAAATATACGCTTGGGGCTCATTCGTCTTCTCCTGCTTCTGGCATCTCAAAGATTTCATCCACGGTCTTGTCGTCGCGCACACGCAGAAATTGAGCATGCCGCATCATCCCCTTGGGTGTGAACTCTGCGAACTGGATTTCCCATACCTGCGGATACTTCGCTTTGGCAAACGACTTCACCTGCTCGTCAGTAAGCCCCGTCCCACAGTCGCCGACGTAAACAAGCTCACCGGCCCTCTTGGCAAAGCATGCCACCGCACCGACGCCTCCCGCCTTCTTGCCGTTGCCGAAGCTGCCGACCCCATCGGCAGGGTCGAAGTTTACGAGGAAATCCCCCTCCATGTGCGGCTTGAGCTTCACGCATGTGGAGGGGCGGTCGGGCTTGCCCTTGAAGCTCCAGGCGCGGTCTTCATAGACGGCCTCGGGGTCTACGACAACGAAGCCTTCCCACCCGTTCACCTTAGCTGACTGCAGCGCTGCCTCAGCGTCGTCGTAGTTGAATGTCTCGACAGGAATCAGGTGCTTGCTTCCTGTGATGCGAGACTTGATCCATTCCAGGCGATAGTTGACGTGGTGCGAGGACGCACACGGCTGCCCCGCAAAGAACGCCAAGTCCCAGACGTATGCAGAGAGGTGGCCATCAGACTTCTGCCTCGCCAGCGCCCGCGGCGTCAGCGAGCGCGTCACCGTCGTCACGTGCTGAAAGTCATCAGCCCCGTTTCTGTTCATGATCATCTCTGCGAGCAGGACCGTCTTCGGCGGCAGGTTCAGCGCCAACACGGCATCCACAACGTGCGGGAAGCGGGCAGACCAGGGAAACTCTGCAGTCTCGTTGTCGTGGTGCTTGTGCATGCGCCGCGAGTAGATGTCCACCTGACGGTCGTTGTTCACGACGATGGCGAACATTTCTCCGTCGCGCTTGCGCGTGTAGATGCCCCCGCCGCCTGCCATGAGCTTTGTCATCTTCACCGAAACGTTCTTGTTCGGCTTATAGAAGCACAGGTTGCTCGGCAGGTCGTCGAAGTCGAGCGTGACGTACTTCGCTGCGTTCTCCTGTTCGGCGATGGTGTGCTCCTGCTCGGTGTATCCCTCTCGCTTCTTCAGCTTCACGAGACGGTCGAGCGCATCTTGCGCAGCTTGGTTTGGGTGACGTTCGTTCTTCCTTCCCTCATTCACAATCTCGTGCACGGTGGACGTAGCTTGCAGTTTACCGCCAGCCTGGCCCCACTGTACGTGAACAGTTGCCCCAAGGCGTTTACCGATCCAGACCTGTGGCCTCTCACCGCGTCCGTTGTTTTGAAAGAGGGTAATCTCAGCTGAAGCGGGAGCGGACATGCTTAACCTCACGTTGTTCATGCAGTGTATGTAGCTCTAGCTGCCGACGACTTTGCACTAGAGCGGCGTGACAATTGGTCGCCACAGCTTTCCGGTGCTGAATCTCCTCAAACCAAACTGCTTTGGCGGCCTCGTCGGTGAGCTGATCAAACTTCTTGCTGGCGTACCTCAGCCGGTCCTTTGCTTGCGTAAATCTCTTCTTCCATGCCGCTACCTCCCGCGCCAGACGGGTAGCGGCGAGCACACGGGTTCTCATGGTGCGGGCCTCGTCGAGCCTGCCACCTTCGAGTGATCATACTTCTTTGAATCTAGGTAAGCGCTCATGAGCAGCGCATAGTTAGCCAAGTCGAGCAGCGTATCCTGCACGCTCTCATCTTTCACCTGCAGGTTGCCCTGCTTCACGAACGAAGCAATTCGACACAACTTGTCCGTCATGCGCGTCAGGAACCCAACCTCGGTTGAGCAGATTCCTAGTGTCTCCACACGAGAAAAATTACCGAAGGGGTCAGCAGACGCCCCGGCGTAGTCAGCGTTCTTCGCTTTTGCAACGCTCAACATCTTCTTCGTGTTGCGCTCTAGGTGGTCAAGCAACCACCCGACCGATCCGAACTCCGCGGCATGGTTCACACGGATGTTCTTATCGCCACAAGCACAACCAACATCATCACACGTAAGCTCTCTCGCCACACAACCTCCTATTTCACGATGGGGGTATCGTGTTACAGGAACAAGTCACGATATGCAAGGGGATTGCTACTTGACGGCGTCGCGACAGATGGTGCGCAGCAGCAGGCCGACGCTGCACTCCGAAGCATCCGCGCGCTTCTTGAGCAGCTCGAAGATACGCGGGGACACACGCGTACCTACGACTACGAGCTTCTTGTTCTCTGGTTTTGGGGGACGGCCTGGGCCGCGTTTCGATTTGGTCTTTGGCTTGGACATAGGCTCCTCTTCATCGTCGTACGACACGAGGAGCCTATGCCAAGTTCCAAGTTCTTGTAAACGGTAACCCGTAAACAGAATCTCACTTATACGAACTCATTCGCGTTTGAACGGGTGCCCACCCATGCGTGGCCGACTGTTTTACTTCCGTAGTGTCGTTGGAACCCACCGAGCCCGTTCGTGTCGTACTGCCCCTCAGATAACCTGTACGACCCTGACTAATGACATCTCGCGCAGTCACGCGTTTATTTAGGGTTGTAAGTTGCCCGCACGCGTACTTCTCAAAAGACGGTTCCACGCGTCTCGTGCAGGCCGCATCTAACTGCTCACTCGCACGCACGATTGCGTCAGCGCATGAACAGATTCGACTGAGGGTAAACGTCGGAAACATCCGACCTCAGCTTTTGGTGGACTTCGCAGCCTTCTCGGCTTGCTTGGCGGTCTTGAAGGATTCTTTGAGATTTTGGTGCGCGCTCTTCAGCTCGCTGAGTGCCGTGACATGGCCGTTGAGAACGGTCACCGCTTTGTCTTTGGCGACGGTGTTCTTCGGGGCTGCCTTAGCAGCCACCTTTGCACCGACGAGCCATCTCTTGCGCGTGTCGATCTTCGCAGCCACCACTTCGATTTGACGATACAACTTCACGGATTCTGGGAGTCTTGCCTTTGCCATGTACTTCTCCTGTTTGGTCATTCCAACGGTCGAGCGCTCGACGTGAGCGCCTTGCTGGTTCCTTCAACTTGGCCCGCAGCCATAGCAAGCTCTGCAATCTGCAAAGCCTGAATAGCTACGTCCACAGCTCGGGCGACGGCGGTATCGCAGTCTTGGTGTCCGAGCGCATCGAGCAATGCATTGGACGAGTCCGCCATGCTCTCGAATACCGAGTGTGGATTGTCTTCCTTTGATTTGCCCGCGTTCGCCGCAAGTCTGGCCAGCATCTGCTTCTGAAACCATTCAAGCGTCGTGTGCATATTCTCTCCTTCGGCAACGATTGCGTAATGCGAACCGCTCCAAACTGGCGCGAGGTATTTCATAACTACTCCCAATCAGCAATAGTCTATTATTGAAAACTTAAACGAGACCCTTCTGGGTCGCTAACCAGGCGGTGATGACGAGCTTGCCTTCAGTGCCCTTCTTATAGACCTCTGAATCATCGTGCACCTGGGACTTGGGAATCCACAGCTCTCCGTGTTCGGGAATCTCCACGAGGATTGCGCTCGTTGATTCAACCTCACAGCTACAGCCCTCGAACTCCACTGGCTCACTCATTGTACGACGCCCTCTCTTAGTCATGATGTGCGCAACTACGCGCTGAACGATACTGCTGACGTGCTCCATTTCACTTCCTCTTCTTTTTGTGAAGTGCGTCCTCTTCACGCAGCATCGAGATAGCCTTCGAGATGAACATGCGCAAGGCGTTGCGGCATTCAACCTCAGTGATGCTCATGTCAGGGAACTGCTCAGCCGGTGGCAGGATGTCCAGCATGGCCTGAAGCACTTCGGACTCTGACGCAATGCCAGCGTCGATCAGAGACGCCAACACCGAGCGCAGCGTCATCATGCGGGCGTTGTCCTTCTGTTGCTTTGTCGCTCTCATTAGAACTCATCTCCGTCGATTTCGTTGGCTGCAAGCTTCTGTCGCGGTGGGAGGTTCTTCAAGATGAAGGCCGAGGTGTCCACCGGCACCTCTGCTGGCGCAATCCAATCCTTCGCTTTCTTGTTGTGCTCTATCGCCATGTACACGTTGCAGGCGCAGTGCACGCAGAAGATGACGAAGCTCATGAAGAACATGCCGAGCCCAGCCATCAGCAGCTCTATCACCATGAAGACGAAGAACGCCGAGAAGGATGTGTAGAGCATCCCGAGCGGCCCGAAGAAGAACGCGAGAAGGAAAGCGACGGTCGGACTTTTCTGTTTCATGAATCTAGCCTCCTCAAACAATACTATCACGACGTATATCGTGATGCAAACTATTTTACGTTAACGTTTACTTCATGCGTACGACGGTAACGCGCTTGGCGGGAGTGCACCTACTCCCATCAGGCGCGAGCATCTCCCAGCCTTGTTCCAAGCCGGCGATCCAATTGCGCAGCTCGTAGGCCATCCCGTGTCTCGACAGCCTCGTCATCCCCAGGTTCGATGCCGCTGAGGTCTACCTTGAGAACACGGAACACAGGACCAATAGACACTCGCACAAGTTGCTTCTTCGACCGTCCATACTTTCCTTTAGCCATAACCTAGCCTCCTAGTTAACGTTAACATTCATCTGCCTCATCACTTCACCCACTTGCTCAGCAGGCGACGCAGGGGAGACTTCTTCAAGGACGCGACAGCCAGCTCGTGCCCAGCCTCTGCTTCCTCCCACGTCGAGTAGCGCTCACAGTAGGAGCACTCGGGGAAAATCATCGTCTCGAACAAGAGCGGCGGCCCACCGAACCAGTTGTGGTTCGTCGCGAGGAAGACCGTGCTGACCTCATGCTTGCCTACGACCGTCTTCTTCACAGTACGCGCTGACCCGTCCTTCCACAGCAGGCGCAGCTCCGGGTCATCCAGCTCGCAAGGCACAGCCTCGTGGCCCTTCAGCTTGTAGTGCATGTGTTGCATCACTTCACCAATCCCCTTTGTTTGGCAATCTCATAGCTGATTCGAAGTGGCGAGAGCAGCGTGGCGTGCCACTCCTGTTCAAGGGTGCTCAGACCAATAGGCATCGAGGTGTAGTCGCTGCCTGCGCTGCTGAAGCGGGCGATGATGGAGCCCTGGTGCCCAAAGCCACCCGAGGGGCAGAACCAGTGGTCCGCCAGGTCAGAGCAGCCGAGCCACACGCACTTGTCACAGTCATGCTCGTACCGCGGTGGCTGACTGTCGTGTACCGAGTAGACCCTCAGCGCGTCATTCTCGACTTTCAGGACGGCCACGCGCGGAACGTCTGAGATGAGCCCCGCCTGCATGATGCCGTCGAGCGCCTCCATCACGCGACCCTTGGCAATCTCTATGGTGGCAGGCGTCAGTCGTTTTCCAACCAAGTCATGCTGCAGCTGGCTCTGCAAAGCGTTGAGCATCGTGATGCGTGCGGTCTTGTCCTTTTCGTCTTGCAGGGTCATGTAGCCTCCGAGCGACAAGGCTAGCACACAATTATGTTAACAGCAAATACTTCCGTGGCCCCACCCGAAAAGAAAAAAGTCGAGCGGCTTCACGGCGGGCACACACGCTCGATTTGCGTTCACATATAATAGATGCGCAGCATCCGCGGCGCACACGGCTGCAGGCTCCTACGCGTTTACAATAACTCACTCCTGCCACACACAAAAAATTAGGGCGACATGGGTATCACAGCACAGGCATCCCCCCTGCTGTATGCTTCGCACCTTCATCCCGTGACATGGTGTGGCCATATGCTACGCGTTAACGTTTACCGCATGGCATGGCGTACGGCATAACGTCTAGCGCTGGCACACAAGAGAGGGAGGAATGTGGGACAATTGCGCATTGTGTGCGATGATTTACGTTAACGGTATTAGGTGCCCCGCTTGCGTTCTAGCGCGTTTCGAGTACGATGCAGGTGAGCATGGCGCCTAGTGGTCGTTCGTGGCTTGTAGGGCGCTTAGCGTTCGTTTTTCAGTGCTTTGTTTGCGGGCGTTCGCTTGCGCTTGCGTGCTTTGCTGGCGAGCGTGTGCGCCTATGTGTGCCGTTTACGTTAACGGTATTAGGTGCCCTATGGGTGACGCCTATGGTTGCGCACATTTCAGCTTGCGGTTTTTTGGAGCGGAAACGGCCTTTTGCGGCGCTTTATTTTTGGAGGTATCGGCGCAAGGGTTCGGCGCTTAGCGTGCGAAATAAGCGCGTTTCCGTTCGTTTTTGAGGCATTCGGCGCGGACGCTTGCGGCGCGTTTGCAGGGCGGCGCGTCCGCTTGCGCTTTTTCGTAAACGGCGCGCCGGTATGGCGTAGGGTGCCAGGGCGCATGAATGGGCGTTAACGATAATTGCGCACATTGTGCGAGCGGCGGCCTTATTTTGATTTTCGTGAACGATTTTGCGGGCATTTCGGTTAACGCGCTGCGGCTATTTTGATTTTCCTGAGCGTTTTCGCGTCCGTTTGCGGGCGGCGCTTTTTCGCGTTTGCATGTATGAGCGCCGAGAAACGCGGCGCACTCGCCTTTGAGCGAGAGACAATGCGGTGATGAGCCGCCTTAGCGTAGACGCGCTATGGTCCTGCCGAAAGGCCCCTGCCAAGGGAAATGGGCGAATATCGTTGCCCGGGGATACCCTACGCCATTCATGGCCGCATGTCCTTCACCGCTGACAACGGTGGAGACAATCACCTATGACTCTGCCTCTTGAGTATCCCTTTCACGGATGTTTGACGAGGGTTTGAGATCCTCGTCCCTTCCGTTGATTGCTCAAGAGCCGCTTAGCGTGTTTCGCGTTAACGTGAATACCGCGCCGGATGGTCTTTGAGCAATCAACGGAGGGCTACCTCTCACCTGTAGGCAATACCGCGCTACGGGCCTTCCAACAATGGAGTCTATCATGTCAAAGCATAACCAATCCAACGCCTTCAACCAGTCCAAGTCCCCGGCCGCTCTCGCGGCACAAGCGGCTCTCGCAACGCCTAGCGTTGTCTCAGCGCCGGTTGTCGCAGAGGCAACGCCAGCCATCGCGGCCCCTGTCGCCAAGGTTGAGCCTGTCTCAGCGCCGGTTGTCGCGGCCCCGGCGCCTGCCTTCGACTACGCTGCAGAGATTGCTCGTCTCAAGGCTGAGAACGAGGCGCTCAAGTCTGGCAAGGGACGTAGCGTCACCATGAAGATCAGCGAGAAGGGCGCTCTCTCGGTCTATGGCTTGGGTCGATTCCCTGTCACCCTGTACAAGGGGCAATGGGCCAAGCTGCTCGCTATCACGGGCGAGATCAAGGCGTTCATCGACGGTCCCGAGGGTGCCAAGCTCGCGACCAAAGACGACAAGTAAGAGGTTCATGGAAGGGCTAAGCCTAGCAATGGGTTTAGCCCTTCCCTTGCTCCCCTCACTCTCACCAAGGAATACGCTATGAAACGATTTTTTGATCTCTCTGCCTTGTTTCTCGCTGTAGCTATGGGCGTCGCTGTAGTGGGCGTCGCGGCGTCTGTCGCGAGCACTAACGCGGCAACGGTCAAGAGCATGTCTCACAAGTAAACGCGAAACGCTCGCAAGAGCGTAGCATGGTAACGCCATGCCTGATGAGCGTCGTTAACACAAACCCTTGGAGCGCATATGCCAGACAACGTTGAACCGACCAAAGACCTCGCCTCTCTCGCCTTGTACTTCGTTCGCCGTGCCAAGTCTGGCGAGATCATCAGCGCCATGTATCGGCGCAAGCCGGAACCCATGATACTCGCCAAGGTTGTCGCCAAGAAACGCGGCGAAGAGTACCAGCTATGCGCTCGCAATATCTGGTCCAAGCAAGACACCATCTTGGAAAGCTACTAACCCGAAACGCCCGCAAGGGCGTCGCATGGTATCGCCATGCCTGATGATGGGTCGTCAGTCTCTCACTCTCACAAGCGAGGTACAGTATGGCAACGAAATGGCAGTACATGGGCGATGTGAACATGCTTGACTACGGGGGCAAGTTCTATCGCCACGTAGCAAAGCGTCGCTATCACTTCGTCGAAGTGACGAACATGGACGAAGCCTGTGGCAGGGACAACGAAGGGCAAGCCAAGTACAGCGTTGAGCTGTCCGAGATTGATCTCGATGCCATTGGCGAGAAAGAGCTTGCCAGTGCCAAGCGCTCTTGTGGCTGGGATAGCATGCCTGACAGCGACGAAGCACTTGCAGAGTGCTGCCATAGCTATGGCAATCGAGCGCGCCTCGGTGAGTATTGCGGCAACAATGGCAACAAGCTCATCCGTGAAGCAAAGGCAGAGTCTAAGCTGCTAGCCAGCGACAGCGACGCCTACGAAGCTGCGATGGATCGCCCTGTCAACGCCATTGGCAGCACAGCGCGCGAGTTCATGACAGGTGACATCTTGGCAGGGCTAAGTCGCGGCGTCATGGCAGGCAAGCCTGATGCGCGTCTCATGGCCAAGATGTACCAAGTCGATCAAGTCACCATTGACGACGCTCGCCCTGCCGATTGGGTGCCCTACATGATGGGCTACATGGACAGCATGGGCAAGAGCCCGCCAATCGTCAATGACCCCGATGACCCGACATCGCCCGAGTATTACATGGGCTATGAACGTGGCGAGAACGTGAAAGCAGGCAAGGCCCCAGCACCGGGCTGGATAAAGCAGGCTAAGACAGCTTGATGGTCCTGAGAAGGGTTTAGGTTAACGCCTAAACCCTTCGATTGGTTTATCAATCTCTCACAACCAAGGACAATAACATGGACAAGCCGTTTGAGGTTTACGTTAGCAGCAAATACGGTGCCCCTATGGGCAGGCACAGTGACAAGCTCACTGGCAAGGTGCATCTGCAACGCGTGCCACTCGGCGATGGGGGTTGCTATGACAAGGGCGGCACCTATTGGGGCGGCCCCTCGAACCTGTGGTGCGCTTGGAATGACGAGGGCGAAGCCTATGTCAGAGCCAACAGCCGCAGTGAAGCCAAGATGCAATTCAAAGACTGTACCTTCTACCGCTAAGGAGCATGACATGGCGAAGAAAGCCTATAGAGTCTTTGTGTGCAACTGGTGGAAGCCTAACCCAACTTGGCCAGACGGCAGGGAGCCAGACCCCCAAGCACGTAAGACAACGCTCGGCTATGCCGACACTGAAGAGGAGGCACAAGCCATGTGCCGCGCCTACAACGAAAGGCACCACCCCGGCCCTCTCTCACGCAAAGCTGAATACACGAACACCATTTGAATGTTCATGGAGCCGATAAGCCTAGTGCTTGTCGTCTCCCTTGTTCAGTCAACAAACATCATTGGAGGTTAAGTTATGGGATTCAAGACACCGTGGGGAGAGTCACAACAAGTTACGGCAATTGCACCGGGGATCGTCTCCGTGTCCACAGCAGGACACGGGGGCTTTCGCGTTGCCAAGAGCGTGTGGAGCACGTGGCCACGGTGCCTTTGGCCTGACAGCCCGTACAACTTCGTCACCCGCGAGGGCAATGGCTGGTATGAGGAGGACGTGGGCGTGTGCTTCGTCATCCTCGCTCGCCCTGACCTGTTCAAGCCAGAGGACATTGAGCACGCCAAGAAGAGCCTTGCCAATTCGTCCTGCTACAAAGACCGTCTCGATGAGTGGCTCACGCTGCAAGGTGGCACCAATGCCGTGCTATAGCAGCGTCCAAAAGACAAAGCTCACTGATGAGAACCGCATCAAGGCAGCGCTCGAAGCCCTTGGCTACAGCATCGACACGTTCAACAAGAACACAGTCGTAGGCGTCAAGGATGGCAAGAGCATGTC